ATCTGTGGATTAAATTCTTTGAATATTCTATTAAAAGATACTTTCATTAAACCATATACTTCTGGAGTATCAGCCATTCTCATAACAGCTCCAGTAACAAATACATTATCAATATCTAGACCTAATTTATCTTTTAACCATTTTCTAGCCTTCTATTCATCAAACTTACCTCTTCCTTTTGTAGTAGAATAAAGACCTGAACTTTTCTTCAGTTTAGCTACAATTGGATTATGACTTGGCAGCATTACAGTAGTACCATCTTCTTTAAGGATATATTCCCATCTTGGTTTAGGAGTAAGACCCATAGACAATACTTCATCTTTAGATAGAAGTTTGTCTTTAGAAGATGGCTTACTAGCTGGAGTTATCGCTTCTTGTTTTACTTCAGTATCTTGTGTACTTTCAGCAGGTACGTTATCTTTTCTAGGAGTTTCTGTAGTAGTAGGTCCAGTTATAGTAGGAGTAACAGGAGTAGGATCCCCTACTTCTTGCGCTCCATCTGCATATATAAAAGGATCTTTAAATGCCTGTTCTCCTACACTAGTTTTTATTACTTGATGATTAATCATCCAAGACATTAATATAGGGGCTTCTTCATGAGCTCTAACTACTTCTCCTTTATCGTTCTTGATAAGTCCTAGATCCTACATAGTGAATATCAGATCATCACAGTTTAGTACTCTATAATAATCTGTTTTATATTCATTCATATACTGTATAGCATGTTCTACAATGCTATCTGGAATAGGATCTTGCATCATTTGTTTGTCAGTATTCCAGTGTATATTATTAGATATATCTCTAATAGTTTGCCAAGCTTCTGCTTCTGAAAATACAGGTTGACCCTTAGCATCTTTTACTTTAAGATACTTAGTAGTATAGAATCCTTCAGGAGTTCTACTTCCATACATCAAAAAGGTTTCTCCTTTTTCGTTTTGGAAAGAATGTAACGTCTTCCTAACATAGAATGATAACTTTTCTACACGAGAGTCACCCAGAGTAATAGTAGATGGTCCATGATTACATAAGATATTCAATATATCTTTATATACCTATTGATTACTTATTGGCAATGTACCGGTAACTAGTCTAAATACTAATTCAGCACTGGTAAGAGGTATACGTTTGCCATTATCATCATATTTAGCTTTACCATTAGGAGTATAAGATGTAACGAGGGTGCTAGATCCTCCTGGTATGAAATGTCTTTTCTCAGATAGCATAATAGGAGCACTAACTCTCTAAGATGGAGTATTTGCTACTTTTGGAATTATGTATAATTTACCAGCATATCCTGTTCCCTAAGCACTTGTCTTAGTAGAACCATCAAACTGTACTATAGTAAATGCATCTGCCGGATCAAGAGGAAAAGGACCTTTACCGTAACCAAATTCTACTTCTCCAGACAATATTTGGTCACTCATTTCATATGGATCAACACTAAGTCCGAATTCAGGTACACTTGTTAATGATCTGTATATAGGATTATTACCGTCCTATTGGCTGTTTATAGAACCATTACTTTGTCGTAAATTTACTGGAACAATGCCATCTTGAGGATTAATTGGCAAATTTACTTCAGCATTACTAAAATAATTAGGAGCATATTTTCTTATATATTTACCAATTATTTCTCTTCTAAGTTCTCGTAATTTACGTACTTCCTCATTTTGTTTATCTGTAGGAACACCCCATTTTCTTACCTTAGTTCTAGCTTTATCTGGAGTATACAATGCGGCATTATAGATATATTTTTTTCCATCTATATCTTCTTCGATTATCATATGTACAGCAAGTCTATCTGCTGCATCTTTTTCTAATTTTCTAGTTTCTTTAGAATCTGTAACTATATAGTATACTTTCTATTTAGATAACCAACCAGGTATAGCTAACTTTTTAGACAATTCAGAACCAGGCATTCTAGTTCCATTGAATTTAACATCTACAGATTTACCTTTTACTTGGGTCTATATAGACATTACTTCTGTATTATCATATGCAAAGAAGAATGTAGAATGAATTCTATTAGTCTCTACTTTTTTCTTACTGTCTAAACCAGGACTTTTATCACTTTGACCCAATAGTTCTGCAGCTCTAGTAGTAGCTGCCAGACCTACAGAGTCTAGTTCTTCCATAGCATTTTGTAAAGCTAGTTGACTATCTTCTATATGAGTCCCTAGAGATGGGTCTTCATTACCAACCCATACATCAGTTCCATCAGAATATACCATATTTGATGGTTCTTCTATCGTAATTGTTACATCCTATGTATTAGATCCATCGAATGACTCTGCTGTAACAATTACCTTAGTAGGTTCATCAGGCTATTTTGCAGTGGCTATCTCTATAGGCTAATCCGTTTTCTCTTCTTTATCTTGTTCTTCTACAGTAGGTTGTGGGGATTCATCAGCAACAGTAGATTCAATAACCTATTGTGGGGTTTGATCCTATGTATCAGGTTCTACACCATCTTCTACAGCAATAGGTTGCCCATCTTCTACTTGCTCTAGTTTCGCTCTTATTGCATCTTCTTGCAGTACATCATCTGATACTCTATCTAATTCAGATGCTTCTGTCGGAGTGTCAGTTTCTACTCTATCCTCTGGAAGTATTCCTGTACTATCCTCCATCAATATCTTGTTAGGATCCTATTCTAAAGTATCCTCTAATATTCTATCTACATCCTCCTATGTAGATAACTATACTTCATCTACTAGTGGTTGTTCTTGAGTAGAAGAGTCTACAGAATCTACAGGGGCTTGAGCAGTTGTTCTGTTCTATTCTGTATGTTCTGTAGTAACATTTACTTCATCTGGAGTATCGCTTTTTTCTCTATTTACTTGAGGTTTTATTTCAGGTTGGTCTATTACTTTTTCCTGAGTATCAGATTGTTCTTTATCATTAGCCAACTATTCTGAGGTTTGTTCTCCGTCATTTTCAGCAGCTCTGTGCCCAGTCTCTTGCTCAATTTCAGTTTTAGCCTATGTTTCTTCTTGAATATCTCTTCTATTATTACTTAAAAATAAAGAATTGGCTAGAAATCTTTCAGTCTACTCTACATTAGCATCATTCTCTAGAGCACTCCATTGATCTTGAATAGTCTTATTATAGTAAGCAATTACTTGTTTCTTAGTTGGTTCTTCATCTGTACTATGCTGTTGTTTATATTTCTCAGAATATTTCTATAGTACATTCTATTTATCTTCATCTGATAAATTGGAATATATAGGTTTACTTTCTACTAAATATCTATCTTTCGTAGATAGTCTACCTGTAGTATAAGCATTAAGCTATGCATTTAAACTACTAAGAATACCAGTATTTAATGCATTTATAGCCATTTCTTGTTCTAATTCCTGTTTATTTCCGAAATCCGGAGCTTTAGACATTATATGGTTGATCCACTTATTTTTCTACTTTAAACTATTTTGTTCTCCTTGTAGATCTTTTAGTGAATCATTTATGTACTCTAATATACCTTCTACACCTGTAGTAGATACCTATATTCCATATTCGTCCTTTAACTATTCCAAAGTCTTCTTTCTAGATGTAAGATCTTTTTTCAGATTAGTAAGAGTGTCTGTCAAGGTTCTAGAACTAACAGCATTTACTATTGATGATTTAAATTGCTGTTTTGTTATTGGTTCTGCATTCTATTTTCTTTGTGCATCAGCATAAGCTTCATATTCTGAATTTATAAATGAATTAAAATCATTTACATCTTCACTATTTATTATAGAGTTATTAATGTCACTTATACGTTTATCACTTTCGTTTTTAGCACTTGAAGCATCCTTCTATTTATCATAAAGGCTTACAGTAGTCTATACAAATCTCTCAAAAAATTTATCTTTTTTACGATCTACACCTATATCTTTTAGATTCTGATCAATAAGCTTATTTCTATAAATAGCAGATACATCTTTTGCAAGGCGTATATCATCATCAATCATATCATCTGTAACACCTTCTGTTTTATACTTTTTGAAATCTTCTAAACTAGTAGTGAGGCTGTTGATATCTTTACCTTTTCTAGAGTAATCCAGAAATTGAGCTATTTTAAAGTTATTTTCGGCATTTTCGAAGCCTTTGGCAGCTAATGCTCTTACTACGTTATCTCCTTGTAATTGATGTCTGATATCATTGATATTGGTTAGACTTGCTCCACTTCCCATAAGAGCTCCGATAAATCCTCCAATACCCATCTCTATCTTTAATTGTTCATCAGTGTTATATTTATCATCCCAGTGCATACCTCTATATGCTAAATTAGCTTCTAAAGCCAATCTACCAGCTGTGGCAGCACCTCTAAATATATTATATGTATCTGGTACCTATGCATTATCAGGAAGATCCTAATACCATCTTCCTATCATTCCTTGCTATCCTTCTTCAGTACTTTCAAACAACCATCTCTTACCCAAAGCTAATGCCATATCTGTTCCAGCGTCTCTAACATGTTTAGCCTTCATTCTAGTCACCGGACTTTTCATAAGTTTAACTGCAGCTTTATCTATCTTTGAGTTAAGTTTAGACAAAAGAGCAGCAGTTGTTTTGTTTTTAGTAGCCAAATCTACAGCTTTGTTCATTATAGCTTTGAACCCTATAGACTTATTCAACAACTTACCACCATAACTTAAACCTAAGTTTTCAGCATAATCACCTAGAGCTAAAGCGTTGTTAGTCTCTTCTATCTATGTTAAACCTTTGCGAGCATCTTTGGCAAAAGTATTGTAGTTATTATCTTTAGTAGGTATATTGTAAGCTAAACCAAACTACAACGTTTCCATTTCATCCATCTTATCAGTATCATAACCCATAGCTTTCAAACCAGCTATATAGTCGTTCAATACTGTAGATAAGTCAAATTTACCATCAGCTGCAGCAGTTGCTAGTTTTTCAACATAGTTAGACATTACTTCTCCTGCAGTTTCTTTATGTCTAAAATACTGTGTGAACAGAGAGTTAACAACAGCTTCCCCAGCAGCCCAAGCTAATGGACTACCTCCTAATTTGGTACCATATTTTATACCAAGTGCAGTAAGCATTTGCCATCCCATACCTTGTAATTCTGAGGCACTACTACCAATGTGTAATAAACCATACTACCATGTAGAGGGATCTAAAGCAGATATTTGAACTTCACTACGTTTTCTATCAAGTACAGGATCTATAGCATCTGGATTATAAAACAGAGGCATTGGTACTACTCCAAATAATGGATCATGTAACCAGTGCGCTGTTTTCAAACTCTATTGTTTATCTTTAAGCTCTGTAGATTTACTATCGTATTCTAACTTAGCATCATCTAATTGCTTTTGTAAATTAGCAGCTTTTATATCTAACTAGCTAACTGTAGTTGGAAATGTATTAGTAAAATCGGGGTTATTCTATTTCCAAGATAAATCAGCATAGTAAGGAGATAATCTTCCTTCCGCTAGTTGATTCCTTACTGTAGAAGCTTCTATTGTTCTACTTGGTAACAAAGGGTTTACAGACTCTGTTACAGCTCCATAAAATACATTACTTAGATAAGGATTGGTCTTAGCTTTCTATTTTATATCTTCTTGTAATTTCAACAACTCTTCAAGTTTCTGTTGTGAGGCTTGAATGAGATCTGTATTCTATGGGTTAGCTTTTAATTGATTTTGGAGTTGGATATATTCTTTCTAACCCTATATATAATTCTGCGCTTCTTCAATCTCTGGTAACCATTTACCTTCAGTATCCATTAGTTCTTTCTGTCTAGAAGTAACGTTCAAAGATAAAGCGTCTCTAGTATTTATATTAACTGCCTATTCAGCAAATGTAGTAGTTTTTCCAGATTCTGTAATAGTAGGCTCAAATAGTCTCTTACCACCAATAACTACAGAAGAAGCTATAGGATTCAGCAAAAATGCAGATACTTTGTTTATAATACCTAGGCTAGTTTCTTGTTTATCTTCAGAAATGTTAGATTCCTGTTCCTATATAGGAGTGGCATATTCATCATCTATACGTCCGTAATAACCTGTACCGAACTAACTATCATTAGTTCTATTTATTACTGATAAAAAATCGTCAGAAAATTTCATAAGTTATTATATTAAAGGTTTTCTTCCTAAGATAACATATCTTGTATATCTTGTGTTTTTGTTTGTATTCCAAGATTCTTGTCCATCCAAGCTGCATCAGAAGTTATGGCAGCTTCTCCACTTCTAGGTAATTGCTGTAGTACAGTAATTCTGATAGTTTTTACAGGAGTACTTGAAGATGTGGTAGTACTCTCCAAATTTCCTCTATTGTCATATCTTTCTGTAGTTTTAGGACCTGCATCCACAGTTACTGGAGTACCTAAAGCTGATAATGATTTTCTATCTATTCTGGCTTTTAATAATTGATCTTCTGGAATGTATGCATGTTTTACTACATATATATCATTACCGTCAGATATCATTCTCTGATCAGAAGATATTTTAAAGTTAGAGAAATTATTTCCATCATTCCACAGACTAATAAACTTCTATAATCCTTTGTCAGCATCTTTTCCAATTGTATTATATACTAATTCTTTGGCTAACTTAAAGTTTGAACTATTATTTGCTGTGTAGAAACCATCTTTATCCTATTTTCCTGTAGTACCATAAGCCGCATACTTATCAGAAGCTTCATAGCTTATAGGAGTAGACATAAGATCAATCACAGCATTTTCTGCAGTACTTCTTCTTCTTGTATCTTTTAGTACCTGATCATAGTAATTTTTCATTTTACTTTCTACATAACCTGGATTTTTAAGATTAAGAACCTCTTGTTGCTTTTCAGGAGAAAGGGCTTTAAAACCTTGTTCTGCAAATGCATCTACTTCCTATGGAGTAAGATTGGTAAACTTAAGTAAGTGATTCCTGGTAGCATCTGATTCTAGTACTCTGGTAAGATTGAGTAAATTATTGGCAGTATTAGCAGCAGACGCATACTTGCGTTGTAACCTCATATTTTCTATAGCCATAGGATCTCTATCGGCTTTATTCCATGTATACTCTCTACCTGCAGTATATATCTCATTAAGTAATTGTTGTTGAGCCTGTTCAGGATTAAGACCCATCTTCTAATATGTCTCTAGATATTTCTAGTACTGAGGAGTATTCTGTATACTTGACAAATTTTTCTGTAATTGAGCATCTGTCATTTCATCAGTAACACCATTCCATAAGAATCCATTCTTAGCACCAAGGAATTCCCCTTTCAAGTTATTAACATAAGGTTCTACGAGTTCACGTACAGACATATATGGTAATGGAGTAATATCGTCGAATATCTTACTATTTACTGTATCATAGTTAGCAAAGTCTACATCGTGCCATAATGGGTTAAATCTATTCTCTAACATGAGTTTTTGATTAACCTCCTAACGTTTTAGCATTGCATCTCTACTAGATCTTAAATTACTTAAAGTACCATAATCTACGCTATTTATCATAGACTATAGTTGAGATCTAAAAGCTGCATCTTTTAAGGCATCAGGATTAGACACCATTTGATTAATAGCATTCTGGAAATCCTATCTACCTATAGTAAGATCATAATATCTCTGTGTATCTATCTAAGACGGTGATTGGAACTCACCGAATTTCTACAGTTGAGTTCCAAACTATTGAGCTGCTTCGTCTACAGCAGCTTTCTATGCTGCACCTATTCGATATAATTCTCCAAAATTGATAGGTACATAAGTATTTATAAATTGAGCCTATGCGGCTTGATCATACATATTTGCTGCCATAATTATCCTTTCTTAAATTTTTTCATAAATGATGCAAAATCTTTAGAACTATAACCAGCTTCAAGAAACGGTCCATACATATCCAACATAGCCATATCTCTACTCTTCTGGTTTTTCATCAACTGTTTATTTTGTGCATACTGACTTAATTGAGTTAAAGCAGTTCTCTGAATATTTCTAGCAGCTGCCCTGCTTCTAGCATTCATGTCAATAGCCATATTAGTAGCATTAACTCTTTGTTGTCCGAGACTGTTTAAAGTATTAGCATATTCACCAGCATATTGATTGTTAACATTACTAGCCGTAGAATATAAATCAGCGATGGCTTTATCAGCGGCTATTTGACTCTACAACCTGTAAGCCAAGTTAGCTCCTGTACTCGGATTATAATTAGCAGCATTGTAATTACTTATAGATCTATTTTCTCTAATAGCTCTCTTAGCAGGACTAATGTCAAATTTACGATTAGCCATAGTAGATCTAATTTGTGATTCGTAAGGATTATATGTGGCATTAAACTATTCTGGTCTTGCATACATATTTGATATAGTCGGAGCTAACGCTGAAATATCAGTAAGTATATCATTTATACTATGTGACCAGTTTTTGTTATCTGTTGGATTACTACTTGAATTATCTGTAGTATTAGTAGTTCTTGTTGTAGCTATATAAGGAGCTACTTCGTCTCCTACTCTTGACATAGTCTCTTCACTGAGATCCAATTCATTATTTACAGGCTCTATCAAAGTATTCTTTTTAGAAGAAGGCATTCTAGTAATACCAGTAGTTTTTCTAGTTCCTGTTGTAACTGTTGCAGGAGGTGTTGATACATTTGTTATTGCCTACTCTGCACTAGTTGATCTAGGAGATCCTGTCGCAGATAACAACCAATACGGTACTCCACCTCTCCATTCTCCGCTGTTTACTAAAGCATCAGATGCTAATGTCTTAGCAGCAAGAGAAGAGGCATTTGTAAAGTAATTAGGAACAGATCTTCTAGATACAGCTATTTGTTCATCAGGCACTCTAGAATAAACTTCATTGTTCAGATCAATGTTGTTTTCTATTAACTAAGGAGCTTTTCTAACGTACTTACTGGGTTTATATTCATTTCTCGGAAACACTGTATCTAATTTAGCTTGAGGCTGTATATCATATAAATTACCAATTGATTCCCCATTATATGGAGTATAGGTTCCTGTTTTACTATCTTTTATCCATTTTCTTCCAGCCCTAGTAATAATATCACCGTTTGCAGCAGCTTGTATCCCATTCTTGGTTTTTCTACTTACTTTAGTGCCTTCCTATATAGCAAACAATTTATTGTAAATAGCCTAATCATTCATCTCATTAAGCATTGCAGCGTTTTCTGCATATTTATCAGTTCTAGTTGTCTTCTTTTTAGACATTAATCTCTTACCCATCTGTGCGAATGTTTCTTTACTTCCTGGTACTTTTCTTTTATCACTAAGTATTCTAGTACCTTCTGGCAGATCAACCAAATTACTATCTGTAGGTTTACCTTCTTCTGGCACTTCTGCAATGACTCCTTGTGGAGTATTAAGTAGTTCACCATCATCTACATATGCTAAACTACTAGTCATTCCTCCTTGTGCCATTGTTTGTATATCATTATCATAATCGTCGTAAAACTCCTGTTCATTAATACTTCCCATCTACAAACTAGCCTAATTACTTCTAGCATTAGCTTGTGCTTGTTCAGCTTGACGACGTAGCTTTCTCCTGTTCCTAGCACCTCCTCTAATACCTGTACCATATTTGATATCAACAGTATCATCATATGGATTCTTAGATACAGATACAGAACCTTTCTTACCAATGATACCAGAAGCTAATCCAGTTACACCACCTACTATAGCACCAACAGGACCACCTACTGCAAAACCCGCAGCAGCGCCTTTGGCTGTACCAGATATAGTACCCATTGCTGTTTGCATTCTAGATTCACTTACAGTAGAAGCTGTAGCAGGACCTGTAACATTACTGATCATTGAATTAATTGCATCGCCAGCTTGACCTATTCCTGCCATACCACCACCTCCAGATCCACCAGATCCTCCAAACATATTCGCAAAATTACTAGATTGCAAGAAATTAGCAGAACTAGTAGGTTTAGCATTACCAGGAGCATATACCTATACTGACTGTGGAGCTGTTAATTGTGTAGGTAGCTGAGAATTGAAATCGGTTCGCATATATGGTGTCATACCTCCACCTACATATTTTTTTCTTTTATTTATCTTTTTCATACCATTGAATATCTATATGTTGTGTTTATATTAGGGAGTCTGAAGTTGTGTTGATCATTGCAATTAATAATATAATCACATATCATATACTTACCTTTCATTCTACCAGGAAGAGACATGTCATCTACACTAGTTTTCTCCCTACCAACAGCAAACCTAAATGTATCTTCTCGCTGTTCTATTGGATTATTTACTTCTGTATTATCTTTAAATATAGTTCCTTCTTGAGTCTTTGTAGTGAATTTAATAACTTGTATCATCTTTCTAACATCATCAAATTCTCCACTAAAGAACACATTATCAAACGTCTTAGTTAACAATGGATCTTTATTGATTACTATCTATAATCTAGACTTTAATTCATTTAACGGAAAATCTGCGCTTTCTTTTATTATCTAGTCCTTAATATACAAGAGTTTGTCTGGGAATGATAAGTAATTATCTGGATTAAATGTTCTAAACGAAGAGAACTATTGAATTTGTTCATCATAAGTAAGCACTTTATCTTCAAATCCCATCTGTACTTCGTTAAACTTAGGATCATATATACTTACTTTTGCTTTTTGTTTATCAGTATTCAACCATGACTATACACTCTTAGCTTTGGATAATTTCTATACTCCATTACCATATGAACATATTTCATTCTTACTATCATCATACCAATATAAACCATTAGGACTAGTTACAATACTTTTATCATTTGGTGTATCAGATCCATTGGATGTAGTTAAATAGTCATATCTATCCAGTACACCACCAGTACCTAATACTAGAGGAGCTTGATTGTTATCTGTTATAAGTGATCTATCGTTTACAGATGCTATTCCTACGGCATCTTTCTACCAGAATAATAACTGATTATTAAACTGCTTTAAGTTTGTAATATCTCCATGAGATGAATCTACATCAAGATAATCTGCTGGTTTAAATGATGTCCAACTATCTGATATCTCATTAGCAGTCTTAGTACCAGAGTATCTAATTCTATTACCAGACTGCAAATTGCTAATAGAGTAATTAGAATCTGTTACATACATCTAAGCATCTGGCTATCTAGAGTAGGCATCATTATATGCAAAATATGGTTTACTCTATGTATGACCACCATATGATGCACCAGAGATAGATAATGATAAATATGGATCTACATAATCTAGATCACTAGATCCAACTCTAGATGCAGAACTACCATACAATAAAGCGAGATTAATAGTAGTCTCAAAAGGAATATAGTCTGAAACTGTAACTCCACAATTCACATCAGGACTTTCTGTACCTCCCCAAAATTGAGGAATATACATTACAGTTTTATGATCTAACACTCCCAGATAAGTATCACCACCAAATACTATAGCATTACGATCAGATAAGTCATGATACGTATATGTACTTATATAAGTAGAGTTGCTACGAGCACTATATGTATTTCCACTATATGGTATATTATTAGTTTTTATATTAACTACCGGTGTAGTAAATTGAGTATAATTAAACTCTCTAATAAGATCAGCAATAGTACCAGAAACTCTAGGACTCATAGGTTCTGTACCAGCTCTATCTATGTTTATATTCTGTTGCACACCTATATTATTGTTATCTCTAGTGACAACAACACAATTTCCATAGTAACCAGTCTTATTGTATATTTCTTGATTATCCTGTCTACCATTCATACTTACAGTAGCATTAAGATAAGTTTTACCAGAAATAGAAGAGTGCTTAGATGCTGCATCCGGCCAAGAGAATCCTTCCATTATAATAGGACTAACAGATTCATTTATATCAAATTTACCTCTAGTAGTTCCAAATCCAGTATAGTGAGCTATATATCTCTTTCCTATCAAATTAGTTATACCAGTCCACTCTGCTGCATTTCCTACCATGAATATATCATTAAGAGCCTCTGAACTAGAACTTGCTATTGAACCTACTCTAGAACTTTGGCTAGCGTATCCATTAGTAACTGCTACTCCACTTCTCACCTACTATGTTCTATTAGATTTAACGTAATAGCCATATGCTGTAGCTTGTCCATAAACAGAACTTATATATTCTTTATGATTAGTTCTAGGATCTAATTTCAAACACATATCTGCTCTACAACCTTTGACACTCTTAGCCATGTCATCCTAATTAGCATCAATTTCTGGACTAATAAGTGTTGATATATGGTTGTCAACTCTTTCAGATACCATCCACTAGTAACTAGTATTTCCAATAATAGAATCAGTTATCTAACCTACTTTCTGCCAACTATTTCCCAGGAATGTATATGGTCTTCTGGTATTCTCAGATGCTATATCATATTCTGCACCTCTAACAGAATGATATGGATATGATACAGTTCCAGATAATAGAGCTTGAGTTAATATAGTTCTATCTTCTTTTGTTCTATTACATCTTACTATTTGATATGCTTCAGCTCCATCAGGATAATTCTTTATTTTAAAGTTTATACCAATTGCTTTTCCATAAAGAGTAAGATCTTGTACATACCATGGACATGCTTCCCAACAATGAGGGAATTTAATATCTCCAATCCAATATACTGGAGTAGCAACATTTCTTTTATTAAAGAATACAATACCAAATCTATATACTTCATCTCTCTAATATCCTTTATACTTACTAGCAAAGTAAGGATCAGCATAATTTCTGAATCTGCTTATGCCGGATGCTCCTAGAGATATCTAGGATACAGTAGAACCATTAAGATTGTTTATGGTAATCTTATCACTAGTAGTAACAGGAGTATTTATAGTAAGAGTATTTGTGAAGTTATCGTCTAGCATTACATCTGTAGTAACGAATTCATAGTCTATATTTAGACCAGTACCTCCTAACGTAGTACTACCAAACTAATACTTACATACATCTCTATTACTAAAATCAGGATCTTGACCATTATACGGATTAATACAGTCATGAGATTCTGGTATAGAACTCAAAGTACTATTAAGATTAGAATTTGTTACTATTACTTCTATATTCTGATCTTTACTAGAACCATTAAGTATTAACTTGTTACTGGCAGTAAATCTATATGATCTAGCATCGTATTGTGGTTTCCATGTAGATTCTTTGATATTAGCTGCGAACAATATATTATCCTTAGATTCTATAGTAGCCGCAGTAAATGTACTCTCTTGTATCTTATTAAACTCTTCTATAGTAATAGTATTTATTACATTACCACCAGTATCATTAAATATGTATTCATTAGTAGAAGATGATATCTCATTTTCTTGAAATATTTCAATCTAAGGATTTTCAGTAAAGTCATTATACTTTATACGAATTAATCTGATATTATCAAATAATCCTTCAGGTACATCATTTAATTTAACTTTAAAGTTAACGCTTTTACCAGAGTTTACATCCTTATTATTGCCCATATAGTTCTTCTATCCTCCTGATACTTCACTATTAGTAAGATGTATAGCATTACTAACTGGAGAGAAGTTAGTAGCAGAACCACGAGCATTAAATAACTGATAAGAGTACTGTACTATACCGGTAGTCAGCGAACCTCCTCCCAATGATATTACTTCTGGTGCTCCGAGTAAAGTAGATATTTGTATATCCAACAGACTAGTATTCTTTAGATTACCATTAGAGTCTAGTAAAGGATTACCGTTAGGAGTTTGCATATATCTACCGTCCATTATATTAAGAGTCTTAATAGTCTGATCTGGAGCCGCTATGTAAACTTTAATAATAGCAGCAGATTCGTAATTAGCCACTATTTTTACTTTAGAACTTACATTATAACCCAGTTCACCTTTGACTATTACTGTAGCTTTTAATGGTAGATCATCATAACCTTCTACTCTATATATTCTGCATATTTTAGTACCATCTACAGTAAGTATGACACCATACTTATCAACTGTAGTAGTAGCTAGTACTGTTTCGTTAGGGTTCAAGAAGTCTCCTCCTTCTACCATTCTAGTATCCTATACATTCTGCAACACACCTGTGGTACCATCAGTATCAGTAATTACACGTACATTCTCCGCATATCTATACTGATTGTCTGGTATCATAGTTACATCTGTATCTAGATTCATACCACCAACGAAAGTATTTGTCTATAATGTATTAGTCATTATCTATTCCAATTATAAAGTATTTGTTCATCTCCTGTACTCTCAAAGAATGTATCATGATCTCTCATCTCAGTATAAGGTTTGTGCCATACATTCTTAATAGTTTCCAATTCATCTACAGTAGGCATCATAGCTTCTGCATATGCCTATCTACGGTAGAAGTTCCATGAGTTTCTCATATCGTAGTATATATTCTAATTCAGCTGTCCTTTTAAATATTTGGGATAAGACATCTTCATTGCTACATACCAGAATATAGCTTCAAAGTATGATGGTATATCAGGTATCATAGGCATACTGTCTTCATCAGTAATAATAGCATGGTATGATATTTTTAACCATCCACATGGTACATTAACAGTAATATATCCAGGTTTAGTAGAGTATTGTAAGCTTGTATTAAATGTTGCTGGATTACCTATAATAAGTCTACCATTATTACTAGGTATAGTATATTGGTTTACTAAAGCACTTAATGTCTACTTAACATTAACATCTTCATTAAGAATATCAATAGCTTCCTTATCTGTATTAACATTGAATATGTTCTTTACTAAAGGTATAAGTGCATTATCCTTTATTAACATTTTAGGATTACATTCACCACATTTCTTATATACACCAAAAGAGTTGGTAACCTTTCTCATTGGCAACCAACCACATCCGTTTTCAAAAGAAAACGCTACTTGATTTAATCTATATAAATCACAAGGTAATTTAGCTTGGTAATCTACTACCTATATGTTTGCTACTTTATGTTCTAACTGCTGTACTGCTCCAATTTTCTCCATTGCTTCACCAATCCATTCGCGTACATCAGTTATTCTTATTTCATCTTCTTTTAAATCCAAGTCGGCTATGATCTTAGCTAACACAGCCTTTGAACTAATTAACTTATTATCTATCATAACCTTATTTGATTGTAGTATAATCGTGTTCTCTGTTCTTAATTATTTGAGCTAATCTGCGTTTGTTCGCTCTAGAAGCTACAAACTAATATTTCGTCTTATTTGTTAGTAAACAATCCTTTTTACTCCATAAGAATCTAAACTTATAGTAATTACTGTGTTCATTAATGAAGTATACAGCTTTACCTTGTACTTTACTTTCATGATAGTCTATCCTAAGACTCTTGTTATCAAAGTTCTTAGGCTATCGTTTTACTATACTTAGATTTCCAAGTCTACACGGTAGTTTGAATTCTCTACTATTTTCCATTATCTCTTCTACGATATACTTAAAGTAATCTTCAACAATTTGTCTGTATGTTTTGTAATCAACATCATATACAGTTTCCCTTTCGATATAAGATAAGTAGAACTCATAGAAGTCGCTTATTGTATAAGATTTCTTCATTGCTATCTAACATTAATGTTCTACATATCATCTCTAGAGTTATTAGTTTCGTCTGACGGCATCTGATGCATGATATTCAATTCTTTAGTAAATATCATATCTTTGATTACAGGTATCATATGCGCAGGTGCAGGATATGAACTATCAGGATCGAAACATTCATTGATATCAGCAGGATTCTCAGCTATTACTCCTATCTCTACCCATTCGAGCTGGTGATCATTACCCGGATCTTCCACATACAATCTATTGTTTTTGATGTATGCTATATAGTCTCCGCAAGTATACTTTCTATACTTTTGATATTTCATCTTAGTTTCATTTCCTAACTGTATTAAGTTACCGTACATGTCTTTAACATATACCAAACCTGTTCTAAAATGAAAGTCTATCAGTTTAGGTAGTTCTATGTCACTTCTATATTCTATATGACCTGCTGTACTATCTATTCTATCAATGTGTACACATGGAATAGTTTGGACATACATAGGATTTATATCTCTACCCTTATCTATGTCCTACTTGATGAGTACAGCTCTATAGTTGTGAATCCATTGCTCAATCTATATTCTACTTATATGTTCTGATTCAGCAACAGAACTATTGCGCAATTCAAGTAGAATATCATCAATAATAGTATTCAGTGTGTTTAATTTCATAATGCATTATTTGTTAAATATCTTTATAACGTATTTAGATGCGTTCTAAGCCATTTTATAGGTGTAGTAGTACAATTGGTCAAGTAATATAATAGCGTTTGTCTAGAAGTCTTAAAATAAAAAAAGGCTAGTTATTAACTAGCCTCATTCATTGCTTTCTGCATATTCTATGGTAACATCTATTTCATCTAAGGTGGAACCATATTACTTGCCTGTTTTATTAAATCTTTAAGTTCTCTAACCTAATCTTGTAATTCCTATATTCTAGGATCTTCCTTTTCAGGTTCTTTCTCTGTATAATCTAACTACTTAAGTATAGCTTCACATTTAGTCATTTCCTCGTCATACCTAGCAACAGCTTCTTTTTTCGCTTTATATTCATTGTAACTAGATTTAACCATATTAACTATATGTTGTTTGTCTGTAGCTACAGTAAGACCTAGTTGAGTATCATTAATTAATGATTTGCCTTCCTCTACTGTTAACTTCTTTTGTTCACCACCACAACTTATAACTATGTCTACTAACTTCTTTCTATTCTAGTTAGGCATTGGAAACTACTATGGTGGTAGTGGTTCGTCATACACTTTAGATACACTTACTATATTACCAGCAAAGTAATTAGTACTCTTCTTAAATGTACCTATGATTTCTAATACATATATAGGATCGCCTATACTCAATTGCGAAAATGTTATCATAATAAGTATTTGTTTAAGGGCTCCGAAGAGCCCTTGTTAATATTAAGCTGCCGGTGCAGTTATGTTTGCAGGATATGCATTTACTAATTGATAAGTGTTATTACATTTATTATAGTAAATCAAATATCTGAAATTGAGTTGTAAGTCACCGGCTTGTACTTCTTCTTGTAATGCATTACGAAGCATGCTTTGAGTAGTATTGTTCTCTGCATTATCATCTGATAAACCAACTGGAAGAGAAGCGTCAGCTGTAGCAGATGCCTGTCTTACATCCAAGAAAAACAGTCCCTCTTTAGGTAAACTAAGGAATTCCTGATGATTTACATCATATCTTACTTCTGTAGTAGTAGCAGATACACCTGTAGTTCTAAGTACCGGTATACCAGAAATAGTATTCAATCTTCTGCGACGTCTACCGAAGAAGAACGGATTAAAAGGACCAAACGGGAATAATGTTTGTTGTGTATTATAGAAAGGAAACATAATTACCTCCTTTCTTATTAGCAACTACAGTTGTTATAACCTATTCCGCAGTTTGCATAAGTATCACCAGCAAAAGCTCCATACGCAGCAGCTTTGAAAACTTCTGGATTATAAACAGACAGCTGAGGATATGGTACACTTACAGTGTTAGGAAGTTTGCACTTGATACCATCAACGTCAGATCGCAATGCATTTAACTTAGTAACAATAGGCGTAGTAGCCTGACTTATCATTGTACCAAATGTAGCAGTCTGATGTTCTTGACTTAACTGAGATACCAGTGTAGAATTTTTCTCACGCAGAGAGTCAATCTTGTCAAGTAGTGCCTGATTTTGCATAGCATCAAGTTTTGCTATAATAGCATTAGTATTTGCAGTACCATTATCACGCAGAGACAAAGTATTGCTGTTCATTGTGTTAACCAAGTTGTTAGTCTGATTACATACAGCCAACTGGTTTTCGTAACCCATCTTAGTCAGGTTAAGATTTACACCATCTATAGATCTCTAAGTGGTGCAGCAGCAGTTTGCCAATTCAGAAGCAAGAGATGCATTACCTGAAGTAATAGCATTTATTACTTGCTGACTGGACAACTTAGTATCACAGGCAATCTGATTTACACTAGCATTAATAGTATTCAATGCACTCTATACTGAGTTAAAGTCACAATTCAAAGTATTAGACAAGTTGCTGATAGCTTCTTTATTACCATTGATAGCCTGCATCAACAGACTAGTATTAGCATCAGTATTCAATTGAGAAGCAAGTTGAGAAGCTTCGCCACCTCTATTACCGAAGCCGTTGCCTCCCCAGCCACCCCAGCAGAAGAAGATCAGGATAATCCAGATCCACCACCATCCGCCGTTACCGCCGAATCCGCCATTGTTATTCATCATAGCCATCAAAGCAGCAGGGTCCATACCTTTATTTGCATTCTGCATTAAAGCAGCCAGACCAGCGTCAAAACCGCGGTCTTGAAGGATAATTTTATCTTCTAACATAATTGATTTTATTTAGGATTGATTTAATTTGATTAATATCTAATATAACGTACAGAACGACCACGTTTAAGTTCATCTTCATAAGGAAACATTCTTTCCTTCTCATAATCCCTTTCATCGTATTCTCTGTCGTATTCTCTACGTCTACCATATGAAGATCTTCCCATTCTCCCACCTCTACGATAGGTTCCATAAGGTTCGTCATCGTCATCATCTTCATCTTCATATTTGCTGTAGTTTCTATCGAAGTATTCCTCTTCTGCATCTCTCAGCTTGTCACACATTACATAAATATAATAGTACCACATCTTACCTTCGTCAATGTCTTTGTCACTTAACCAAGCTTTAGCTAACTCTACGAAATACTTAGAGTTATTAGAACCTGTCATGTTAACAATTACTTTGTAGTAATCTGAGTAAACCATATTCAATGCAACATACCAATCATACTTATTGAACTTGCTATCAAAGCGAATTCCGTATTGATTTGCAAGAGCAGAAGTTTCTTCTACAGACCAATGTTGGCCTCTAGATCCGTCTTCGTTTTCCATCTTACTTACAGCTTTACGTGCATGTTCTTCATCAAAGTGAGGACCATGTTTAGCTTCATAAGCTTTTGTACGGATTATTCTATGCATATTATTATTGATTAATATTATAGATTGATTTTATTTACTAATCTCTATTATTCTAGTATCTGTTACTTTGATAAGTTTGTTAGAGTTGTTAATCGTATATTTTCTGTGAATATCTTTTTTAAAATCAAAGTGGAAGAATCTGGCTAGCCACGTCTTATACTTATTACGATATTCTTTCTTTTCTTCTACAAACAGCGTTTGCTAGTTTTTTAAATCTAATGTGGCTGTTAAGATTGAGTCTTTTCTACTTACTATGATAGTTGTTAAATCATTTAATTTTAATTCCTAAGTAAAGTCAACCTCTTTGGTTTTAATTACTGTTTTAACGGAGTCTTTAACTTCGGTATTGATTACCTGTGCCTATACCAGATTCTTGTCTTTGATTTTTAATTTCTTTTTAGTATCGTTCAACTATTGTACTATACTATCTCTACTAGTATTAAGATCAGATATGGTTAGTTGTAACGTTCGGTTTTCTTTTCTACTTGAATCTAATAACGATTCATAATATTCACTATTATTGGATAGTCTAGCTATTTCCTTGTCCTTCTTTTGTAGCTGCTTGTACATAAAAAAAGCACTTACCGACAGTATACATATGAAACCTATGGTAAGTGCTCTGAAATGTGTTGCAAGCCAGTTAACTACTGATATTATTGCTGTTATCATTGTTATTTGGTTTAAAATCTTTTATATCTAAATCTACTCCTAGATACTTTTCACCTTTAGCTTTGATAACTTTGCCTAGTACTTTTTCTAATACTTTACATATTTTGCAATCCGGATGTAAATCCTTCATTGATTCTAGCCAGGATATGAATTCAGTTCCACATATCATACCAGATACAAACTCTACGGCATGTAAGTTCAATGAAGTAACTATATGAGTATCTATAACATATGCTCCTACTATTAATAATGTAGCTTCAAATACTTTATTAATAGTTTTCCATAACTTATAAGACTCGATATGTTTATACCCGTATTTCCTTGATACTTTGTAACCTAATATGACATCTATCAGTATAAAACTAGTTGCCGCAATTATAGCTACCTAAACTGGTGCTAAGAAAGATGTTATTCCAGCAAAGCAACTGCTGGCGAATCTTCCTGCGCTACTGAATATACTTTTGAACAAAGTCATTATTGAATCTCCTATATTGTGAATCATAGCAAGTATTTTGAGAAAGTAAAAACCCTGAGAGATTGCTCTGACAGGGATGATATTTTATCTGAGATATATTTTAAAAACGTATGTTATTGTGTTAGGTTTTCTTCTTCTTACTTTTTGATATGTATTGCAATAGCTCTTTATATTTAGTCATTTTACTAAATAAATTACGACCATTACAGTACTTAATCCAACCTATATAACTACATATTTTCTATTGATAAGTACTCTTGTCTAGGTTATCTTTTTTGTTCAATTTACTTACTCTTTTACAGAAATTCTTCTTAATATGTTTTCTTAATAGAGTGTGAGTATGAAATATCTTATACCCTACAAAATCTATTCCTCTATCGTCAACTTTAAATATTTGCCAGTTGTCTTTAAAGTTAATATTAAGTCTTTCTTCTAAGTACTACTTCATATCCTTAAACAACTATCTTAAATAGTCTTTATCACTATGAAGTATTACAATATCATCTGCGTATCTGAAATAGTATTTTATATGTTTTTCTTCTTTGATCCAGTGATCTAGATATGTTAAATATAAATTAGCGAAGAATTGTGATAAGTAATTGCCAATAGGTACTCCCTATGCAGAATCTATTATTTCATCTAATATAACTAATAGTTTCTTATCTTTTACTTTTCTTCTTATTAACTATTTTAATATATCATGATCTATTGAAGGATAAAATTTTCTGACATCTAACTTAAGACAGTATTTTGTATTGGCTTCATCTTTCAGTGCGAACTTAACATCTTTCAGAGCTTTATGTATACCACGATTTTTTATACAACTATAAGTTCCTTTAATGAAGGATGATACCCAAATAGGTTCCATAATATTCATAATAGCATGATGTACTATTCTATCTGGATAGTATGGAAGCTTGAATATTTCTCTTTCTTTAGGTTCATATATCTTGAATATATAATATTCAGAAGTCTTATATTCACCATCTATTAATTTCTTCTATAGATCTAAAAGTAATTTTTCTCTATTCTTATCAAAATTAATTATTTCAGGTCTATGTTGTTTTTGTTTTCTAGCTCTTTTATCTGCTAGATATAAATTGTCTAAAGTTACTATTTTGTCAAATAAATTATTATATCTTTTCATCTGTAATCCATTACCGAGTTTTCACGAAAAAAGTTACTAACACAGTTAATTAGTATGTTATCTTTTACCAAGGGGTAAGGTCTTCCTCTACAGTATCTTAATTTCTTTATTTGTTTAATTACGGATTCAGTGTACTGACATTAGCATTAGCATTGCTAAGCTCATTGTTAGAATTAACATTGAGTAACCTAGCATTCGTGCTATTACTAGCATTACTGCTTAATGATGAGGAACAACCTATCTATATTTTTAATTAAATTACGGTATATAGATTAACCGAGTACCGACAGCAGCATAAGCAGCGCCAAGCCCATCGTCAGAAGCAACAGCGAGCAACCCAGCACCCGTGCCATAACCAGCATGACCGCCTATTAATGTTAACCTATCAGTTGTACTATTGTTAGTCCAATTGTAGTCACACCAATAAGTTGTAGTATTACCGCCGAATGTTTCATCTATTGGAGGCAATATATCAAATGCTGCATTGTATACTAACTTCTTCTTATAACCTTCAGTAATAGTAGTACTACATTGATAGTCATAATCTGATATGTTAGTAGATCCAAATGTACTTAAGTCGGTATTTATATAAACGTCATTTTTATTAGTTTGCGCATTAAAATGTACAAGTGTGTCTATACAATTTTTCCATACATGACCAAATGGATTCTCAATACCTCTATAAGTAGGAACATTATAAGACTTCTGAGTTGCAACACCTTCTGCATCAGTACTATTAACAGTAACAGAAGTTATACCAGTAGAGTTTCCACGTTCGTCTGTACTTCCGCAAGGTACACAACTCCAAGTATCTACTCCATTCACTTTAATACTACCAGTAGTAACTCCATCTCCAAGACCACCTTGATGATAACCTTCTGCAGTTAATTCGGCATTGAAAGCTTTCTAACTGTTGGTACATGCATATTCAACTAAGTAAAGCACAGTAAGTATTCTATGAGCTCTGTAAGTATACATGTTCCAATTCGTAGTACTGGAGTTATTAGCCCTAGCTCTAGATTGCATAGTAGTTCTATTAATGTTTACTACTGGAGTAATAGATCCATTGTTAATAGATTTTAACACATTATCTACATTAGATGCTTCATATGCAGAAATATAGAACTTCTCCACATGTTCAGCTTCTGGAATATGAGGATCTGCTGGATATAAGTTCAAATATACAGTAGTATCATCTCTCATACATTTATACCAGAACTCTGGTATTTCTACCATAGTATTTAATGTCATGTCTCTATCAGTACCATCTTCATACTTGGTTCTATCTGTATCATTAAGATATTTAACTGTTCCATCAGAAGTAATTGTGCAAGACTTCATCTTAGAATGTATAGGAAGTTCTTTATGCCAAGGCATATACCCGGTTCTAGTCAATAATGTACTCTACGGTTCTATAGGAAAGCTAACTCCATAATAGTTAGTAAATACATTAACATCGCCAAGATATGCAGCTACAATATTTTTATCTCCTAATTTCATATTATTCGTGAATTAAATATAGTGTTTTAGAATCTTTAACAGACAAAGTGTCATATTCTGTCTAAGTCATAGATACTACAGTAGATACTTCATCAGATGTTACACAGTGACTCAAGTCTACTGTTTCAGATAACTTATCCCATTCAGCAGGACTAGCTACAATACATACATAGTTAGCGCCAGTATCTGTTAGATTATATACGTCTCCAACTACAGCTGTAGCAGGTAGTGCTTCGAAATTAGCTACAGAACCTTTCACTCTATATACAGATGCTACTTTAGCATCTACTTGTTCCTTAGTATATGCATCCTGAATACCATAACCAGACAAAGTAGTAGCTTTATTTGCTTTATTAGCTAGTTCTTTGTTAATAGATTCAATTAGATCATTATCAGTAATAGTACTCCATTCAGATCCAGTCCATGCTTTAATACATCTACCATATGGATCAGTTTGTAAGTCTATCCAATACTGTACTTCTTTGTGATTGGGAGTTGACTTACTAGGTACGAAATTTATAGTTTCTCTCATAGTTGTTCTTCTTTATTAGTCCATTTATCACTGCTTAACAATTTCTGTAATTCTTCTCCTTCATAAATAGGATACGGATATACTACTTCCGGAGTTTCATCTTCTTCTGTTAAAGGTAATGCCATTGCTGATGGGAATAGTAATTCATAGTTAGCAACTTTCATGATTACTTTAGTTCCATCTACACTATAACGAAATACTAAATGTAATTCATCTAATGTTTCTTGTGTTATGTCAATCAGCTCTTCAGCTGGTACTACTATATATTTCATTCTTGTATAAATATTTTGTTATTTAAATCAATTATCTCATCTTTCTCCATTAAGTTCTTTAGGAAGTTAATCTCTAGTAACGATATAGTCTTAGAATATAGAATTGTTTTATAGATTATTCCTTTCCAATATTTACCAAATACTAATCCTGGATTATCTTCATTTTCACCTTTTATAATAGAATTACCATTATAACTTTCAGGAGTTAAATAAATAATCTTAGAATCATCTCGTTCTATCTGATTTAATTTACCATAACTATAAACATAATTCTTACTATTATAACAATAATCTAAAATAAAACCATTTCCAATACTACTTTCATAGATTTTATTTCCTTTAAACATTACAGTAGAATTATCATTCTTAGCATCTAAATCAACTCTTTTTATAATAGCAGTAAAATCTGTAAATATAGGAATATTCTTATTATCAGTAAAGTCAGATACTCCGTCATAAGCTAGACCGTTCTCGTATTCAGGAAGAACTTCAATAGTTATATCACAATCAAAGGTTATCTCATTTTCTACAATAGGACTTATTGTAAATCCTATCCAAGAATTATTAGAAATTGAATTAGTAGGAGCTAATGACTTAGGTAATTCATGAATACCATTGTCTAAGTCTAATAAAGTTTGATAAACCGCATCTTTTGTTCTTATATAAGAATATTTTAGCTTACTATCTCCTTTCAAACCACTTACTCTAATTTTAAAAGAAGGTATTTCTGTTATATCATATAATTGGTCGTTTTGCTTTACATAACTAAATATTAAACCTCTATTCGCACCTAATACTTTAGTAATATGTATTTTATTATCATTAATACTATATATAAAATTGTAAGTCGGTAATTGTTTCCAGGTTTTATTAACACCAAACACAACAGGATAACCATTATATCCACTCATACCTTCATAACCAATATTGAAGTTCTCAAGAGGATTAACACTAGTACCAGTCTTTTGCAAAGATACTTGTTCGTCAATATAACCTCTATTTGCATCAGTATTCTTTTTACCATAGTTATCCCAATAGTAATTAGGTAACGTAACTTTAGGAGTTATACCAATATAAGTGTTCAACTCTTTAATCTTATCGTCTGTTGAGATTTCATCGAAGAGCATGAAGTCGTAGAGAGACATTTGAGCGAAATAACTATTTGAATAACTACGTTTACCTATTGACGGAGTTATTGAATTATTAACATCACAAGTTGCTACAATATTATGGATAATCTTTGATAAATTATTACCGATGATATTATTGTTTATAATACCGTCAATATAAGTATTACCGTTATTATGTTGAGAATAAGCGATTACATCATCTTGTGCGTAGATACCAAATGTTTTATCTCCGGAAGCAGGTCTTTGGTCATATATAAACCCATTTAAAGTACTCCAATTCACTTTCATCAACACTTGCTTACCACCCTTAGACAAAGTAGGAATAGTAATAAAGTCGTCCACGCCATCAAATTGGTATGAACCATCTTCATTAACTCCACTTCCTTCTGCATAAGCCGAGTTATGAATAACTCCATGATTACCATGACCGGATATATCAGGAATGTGTCTTAGTATCTTATAACTAGAGTTAGGAGCATGTAATAGTCTAGGAGATAGGATACATTTAGGTTCGTTATCATCAAAAATCCAAGTCGCTGTACAAGTAAATACCATTTGTCGCTCAACAACATGTGGAGTACTAGTTAAAGGATTTCCATTAAGTTTAGCATTACTAACAGTATAAATATCTTTAAGAAGATTACAATCATTAAATAAACCTATTCTAGTAATACTAGAACCTAGTTTAATTTTGTCTCCCCAAGATATTTCCTTATTATTCTCATCCTTGAATCTTAATAAAACAGGATATGGCTGTACAATGTCTTCGTATCTAACATATTCTTGAATAGTAATATTTATCTCTTTTGGAAATACTAAAGGTATTTCTAATCTATAATAATTACCACTTGAATCTTTAGTAGGAGTATAAGATTTTCCATCAATAACAACATTAGTTACTTCATCCGAATCTTTATAAGGAGGAATAATATCCAATACTAGATTACCTGTAATAGAAGTAGAATAAAATTGTCCATTTACTAGTTTCAATATTGTACCGTCAGTTTTCCTAATATTTGCAGTAACTGAATATTTAGATACGTTAGCTTTAATATTAGGATTCCATTGAACATAATCACTATCTTGTTCAATAACTAAATTTATCTTTTGAGGAGACTTCTTAATACCATAGAAGATTACATCATAGATAAAATCTGTATTAGATTTTTCAATAGTGATATTATTAAAGGCAGTAGAAGAAACTTTGGATATTTTATAACCGTCAAGAACAGTAATACTAGTTTTAATATTACTTCCTATTGAAATATAATCTCCTACTTTTATTACATTTGAATCTTTATCTAAATAGACTATATTCTTAATATCTATATTACTATTTATAACAGGCCTAAATTCAACCATGTCTTTATATAGAGTTCCCGCCTTATATTTCTTTAATTGGCGTTCAATTAAGAACTTATTCATAGAATAAGGGAAGGACATAAGAAAATAGATAGCTATATTACCGTATTTATCACTATTATCCCTTATAGTACCTAAATATAATTTATCACTATCTTTAGATGTTCCAATAGTTAAAATTTTACCATTATAATTATACTTAGATTGATAACTTATACCTCTAGTAAAATCAGTATTAGCAATATTGGTATTGTTTTTATAATAACTCCAAGTATTTATAACATTAGGAGCAGTTAAATATTCAAAAATAAAAGCTCCGTGTTTAGTTGCATCTTCTGCACTCTCAGATTTAGAAGCAATAATTCCAATATTGTCAATATTTAGTATTTCTCTATCTATAATGAAAGTATAATCTTTATATATAGGTAATCCTACGGCTTTACCGTAGTCAGTTACTCCGTCAAGGCAGAGAGCACCATCATCGTTGATACCGCTTTCTTTATTCCAAGAAATATTATTCAACTGAATATCCCTACCGTTGCCAGAATAGTCAATCAGCTTGTCGCCAAACTCTGCATGATTCTCGTTGGTGATTCCCTGTTTCTTGACATTACACAGGATATCAGGTTTAAGAGTTCTATCCAAGTTGAAGTAGGCGATTACCTGGTTGATTTGGTCGGTAGTCAGTACCTTGTTGGCGATGATTGTCCAGTACCAAGCAATAGAAGAAACATACCATATTCCTTGATTTTGAAAGCCTTCAACAGTAAAATAATCTCTATCTCCATCCTCTATTTTAGAATATAGAGTATAATCATTTTTATCACCTAAAATTGGAGTTATATCTGAAATCTGCGCATTAGTGACGTTAGTTGAAGTATAGCCATAAATACCTGTCTTTCCTATTTTATCCTTTACGACTCTATTTTCCAGATAAGATACCGGAGTAAAGAACCAGTTGTTCCTAGTAGTATCATCATTTGTTTTTATCTGATGAATCATACTAACAACTGTAACCTCATTACTGCCATCTAGCATTTCTGTTGCTGATTTAGTGGACTTAATCAGGTCGTCAATACCGTCGGTGACGAAGGCGCCATAGTAAGGACTACCTTTATCTGCGTAGCCACTTCCTTCGGTGTAAGCCGCATTACTAATCACAAACGGATTGTCAGGGTCCACCAAGTTCTTGACTATAGCTCTATCAGAATCATTATTAGTCTTATTGCCAACTATAACTACAGCTTTAAGAGAGGCTAATACTTCTGGGTCTATATAAGGAAGATCTGATTCCATATTACCAATCTTCCACTCTCCTAAGACACATGAACCTACTTTAGTGAATAGACTAATACGTATCCACGTATTCTTAAATTCACTTAGGTCTATAGAATCTGTATTAGTATAGGTTCTTTTTAAAGTAGTATCTCCATATGCTATTACCTTTACTTCAATTGTACCTATATAGTTAGCTGGTTCTGCAGTAGACTCATTGTCTGGCTGCAGATACCTAGTTAGCCTTGGAAATACATAGTATGCCTAAGGATTAATGAATATAGGATTATATAAAATTGTTTTCATCTGTATCCTCCTCTGTATTACTTAATAGTAATAGTAATCTCTTCTCCATTCTCTACTGCTTCTTGCATCTTATCATATAATGCTTTAAACGTCACAGTACTTTCTGTTACTTTACCAACGACATTATTTTTTCCTACTAATAAGCACCCATCTGTATCCTCCTCTGTATTACCGATGTGAATTAGTATGCCATCGAAACCAGGTATATCTAATAGTCTAGGTAATTTACCATTACAGAATTTGTATTGTTTATATTTACTAAACTTGGGAGATACAATATCTAAAGTAACTTTATATGTACCAGTAGGTATAGCAGTCTTACCATATACTTTGGCTTTCTATATATCTTCTATTGACATATCTTGTGTAAGTCCCCTATCCGTATCTTCAAGAACATTGCAGAACTTAACGCCATCTATATACATATTACTTATAGTATATGTACTTCTTTTTGCTATTCTTTCTGATATTATATGCATAATTTCAATAATAATATTATACCTACTTGAATTGCTTGACCTATAGTACCACCAATTATAGTAGCTATCCAATCTAACCAATCCCATTTACCACCATACATTTTATCTTTAAACTCCATACCTGATGCTAGACCAGCTACGAATAGTATGGTGAACAGAGCACCTGGTACTATTGCGTACTTCAGGTGCTTCATTCTATTACTCTCTTTTAACCATTTAATTTGCATATCTTGTAGTTCTAGGTTGAGCGTCATAAACTATGCTGCCGAGTAAGTCAGCAGCTAAGTTCATGCCAAATTGTTTATCGTCATTATCTATTTCGTTTACCTTGACTAATACATACTACAACATAGTATATATGCCTTCTAATAACTCTCTATCAGTTAATAACTTCACATCCATATTAATCCCTCATATTAGTTGCCCATTGTTCTGGTATGCTACCACTATTAGTAATAAGACTCTTACTCATGTAAGCAAATACATTTTGTTTATTCGTATTAGTAAGATTATTTAGCCATGTCCAGAATTCTGGCACAGAACCTGTTGTAGAAGTATCTCCATAGAATAAACCTGTTATCTTCGTAAGATTCTTATGTTTAGATTGAGTAAACAGATTTGATCCTATCTTTTTCGGTCCTTGTCCCATCCATCCTCCAGTAGAATTGGTACTAGCTAATGCATATGATATATTCTGTAATATATAATTATACTAGAATGTAGTATCACTTAACTGTTGAACATCATCAGCAGAGCCTTGGAAGGTAGCATCATAGAATAAATAAGATATATCTGTAAGAGCCAAGTTCTTACTAAGTAAAGTAGAAGGTATAACTACTTTTGCAGGTATATATATTCCACAGAATAGTCCTGAAACGCTTTTTAATGCAGTATTGTTAGATAACATATCAGAAGGAAACATCTGTCCATTATTACTATCATCATTCCAAGTATATGGATTAATGCAACGACAATACGCAAACACATTAGTTAAACTGGATATGTTAGTAAGAGTTTTGAATATTCTATTTGGTATTCTACCATATATACCGTAGTTATATCTTTGCACTCCATTATCAGTTTTTCTACCACTGCCTGTGAGAACATTTGATATATTAGTATTAGTATTATTGACACAATATTTAAATAGATCTGATGGAACTATGTAATTCATACTATCTAATCTATTCTATCCTGCAGGACTAAGAGGGTATCGCATATCGTCTTCATTGAAGAATTCTGATGGAATATTAGGATCAATATCTGTTATAACACCAGATTGTATGTTCTGATACAAAGTACTGTTCTATATCAGATCCCCTAGACCATATACTCCATCATAATAATCAATATTCCATATTTTCTTGTAAGGACTATAGTTTGGATTCTTTATTACTCTATGTATATCCTTATTGGGATTATCAATATATTCTGGGGTAGAACCAGGATTATTAGGATCATACACTGGATTAGGTATTTGATCTCTAGGATCATATGCAGTATTTACTATAAATTCTGAAACATTATAATTTTCATTAGTTATTATCAAATCTCCTGCATCTTCAACAGTATTTAATTCTACTTGCTTCCTAATGTATCCTTCTGCATTAGGGCTAGAGAAGTTTGCCAATGCATATCGCATATCAGTTATACTACTTCTAACAGCTTTTATTGATTCGCTGTAATCAATAGTTTGTGGAAGTACTGCATCAGGATCGTGTTTTCCTTCTTCAGTTATACCAAAGTTTTCAGTTATTCCTAGTTTAAGTGCATCTGCATGACTCCAACCAGTAGAGGCTCTTACTACATCTCTTTCCATATAAAATAAACCATATGGAACTCCTCCTTCTTTTGTATAACTTTCCGAATCTTCATAGAACGCATACGCAACATTTGTAAGTTTACAATTGGTAAATCCCTTACCTGTCAACTTATACTTTACTAATTGATTTCTAAAGCAACCTGTTATCTGTACTAGATTTGAACAGTCCTAGAAAATGTTTCCCGGTAGTTCGTATACTACTCCACTAGAATTAGGAACAGTCATATTAGCAAAGAAACATGGGCACGCAATCAGATTAACAACACCTTTAAATACATCATAAGGATATGTTTCATCAGACTCTCTAACAAATACTCTGTTTATACCAGCACCATGAAAACATGTAGCAGCCTAATCCGGAATCTGATTAGTATCTTCTGTATTACCTATGTATTGTAAAGTAAGTTTAATCTATCTAAACATACTATTGTGTATAGGGAAATACACCTTGTCTCCATCATTAGAAATTATATAGAAACATCCTAATAATTTAGTTATCTGTCTAGAGAATAAATTACTACTATCAAATACTGAATTACCACCAAATAGATTAATCAATGAACCTTTAGCTTTGATATTTCTGAAACTCCAACTAACTACTTTTAGTTTGCTATTATAAGCGAATAACGGACTATATATTACACTATCGTCGGTACTTTCTGTATCGAAATTAAACCAACAACCATTGAACATATTAGATATAGTGTCTAGATTGGGAAGATCTCTTAATAATTTAGATGCTCTAGCATATGCTCTTCGTCCCTCTGCTACTTCTGCTGAAGTTAAAGTTTCATCACAGTTATCTACAAATATTATATTACTACCACCGTAATTGAACATGCTAGACAGATGTGCCAATTGTAAATATTGATTAGCACCTATCTATGCAAAGAATAAATCATCTATGTAGAAATTGCCAGCAGCAGTTTCGAACATACTGCTGCAGGATACTAACTTCTTCAAAGGGCTTAATAAACCATTGTATTCAGTAATTGTATCTCCAGTATGAGTAGAACTATACATAGGACCTGTCAGTCTAGTAGCATAGAAGGCATTCTAAGCATTAGTAACATTACCACAATATTTAAATGTGTCTCTACTTAGAGGATTACTAAAATCTGTAATTACATTTGAACAAGAATGAAATATAGAAACAATGTTTTCGACATCATCACACATGTTCAATATATAATATACATCATATATGTTTACTTTAGTTCCTACAAAGCAGCTACTTAAATTAGTAGTACCTATGGATATATTAGTCTCTAATCCTTGATTGTTATCCCACTATTCCTAACCTTCTGTAGTATCTGTATCTGGACCGTACCATTGCCCTCTAGTTGGTTTAATAGTCACGTCTTCTAGTACATCGTGGATAAAGAAGTTAGGGCAAGTATTGAATACACTTCCTGATGTTAGTTTTATGTGTCCGAATACTCTAGTTAAACTAGAACAGTTATTAAAAGTAGAACTATTAACTGCGAAAGGATTTGTTTTACTATTCTTAAATTTTACATACTTAGAACTATTATAGTGCATATACAGATTAGTAAAAGTAAATGGACTAAGATCTAGTATTCTTTCACCTGTAGATGTAGTAGCTACAGGATCATTTCCAAATTGAAATGCATTAATGTTACTTGAAGAAATATTTAATGTTTTCAATTTATTGAATCCTGGTGCAAATTCAATTACATCGGTAGTATTTGTATTATCTAAATTCAATTCTTCAAGATTAGGAGCTCCTACTAAACTAATACTTAAGTTAGCATTATTACAATTAGATAGGGTTACAGACTTGAGTGCGTTAGCATTTGACACATTAAATGTGGCTAACTTATTACAGTTAGGTGCATAAATTCTTTCGAGCTTAGCACAACCAATAATATTGATACTAGTTAAGTCACTCAAATTACGTAAGTCTAATTCTATTATCTAGTTACAATTACTTACTTCTACGGATTGTAGTTTATTACATCCTGTAAAATCAATTTTACTAATAAAAGGTTGATCAGCTAGAGTTACTCTTTCTATCGCAGAATTTGTTAAAGTAAGAGCAGATAATGCGGCATTAGGTAGTGCTAATGAAGTTACACATCCATTTGATATATCTATTGTCTTTAGTTTGTTATAGTTCTATACATCTACTGGAAATGAGTTAACACCACTGTTCCCTGACCAAAAACTAGTGTTAGACAAATTAATATGTCTAATATCTGAAACACTCTTGCCATCCTATCTCTTAACGAATATAGTAGCAAAGTCTATAGGGTTCGATGATAATGTACTAGTATTTTGTATATCTATTTCGGACATACTAGGTAACGACATTGATGTCATGAAACCTTGGAATCTAATCTCGTCCAGTCCCTTCATATTACTTATCTCAGACATATTGTTTACTGTAATCTGAGTATTAAATGAAGATAAAGATGGCAGATATATATCTGTATCCACATTCTCTTCTATGTAATATCTAGTTTCACTACCTGCTGCATTACCTATATTCACAGTAAGTATAGCAGGACTATTCATCTTAATAGTTAACTTAGAGTTGTTGTTCTAAGCACCACCACACTTGAAAGAACCTTTTTCATTGTACGGATAGATAATATTATTATTAGCGAATAAGAATACTCCATCCATAAATGTCAATCTCTTCTTTAGCCAATCTCTTACAAAGTCATTACGTGTACCATGCAAGAATTCCACATTAGCATATGACGCAGGGCTATCTTCATCTTTCTAATATTTCGTAAGATACTTAACTCGGTAGTCATAGTTGTATAATAGTTCTCCACAGTTCTTTGTCTAAGCACTAAAGTAGTTTTCAACGAACATAGAAGAACTGGTTAATAATGAACTATTGGTTCTCCATAGATCCCATAATCCATTATAATCACTTCCTGAATATACTCCAGTACTTATGAATCTACTATCTCTTAGAACATCCCACAATCTACTTGAGTATTCGTCATACCCGTTATTAGGATCGTTCTATTTGATTATAAGAGAGTTCACACCCGTAGTAGTATCTGCATTGCTGAAACCGTCTATATATGCCGTCTTAGCAACATTTTCTTCACCAGTATTACTTACTCCATTTGCAGTATCCATATCATAGAAACATGGGTACCACTTATTCATATTCTAATCTGTAGTGGATCCTCCTACATTCCATGATCTTAACACCATATTCTTTCCTAATGAGTCCACAAGACCGAATACTACACATATCATAAAGTATGAATATGCATTTCTAATACTTAGTCTTAAAGTAAGATCATCGGCAAGAGCAGACCAGGATTGCTATGCAGGATATGTAGCTCCTGTTTTTTCATACCCTTTAGTTATAGTGTTCCATCTGTATTTACTTATCTCTTCACCAGTCATACCGGCTAATGTAGTAAACAGTAACTACAGTCTCTACCATATATTGTTGTCAGTTACAGAAGTAGCATCTTGAGTAGCTCCATTATATTTAAATTCTCCTACATGCTATAATACGGTTAAGTCATCCTGCATGAATAGAGCAGTATGTTGTATACCTTCTGGAGTCTCAATAATGTTAGCATTATCTCCAAATTCATATGAGTAAATCTACTATTGATTGATACTACCAAAGTTCTCATTTACTTTATATGCTTCATACTTAGTAATGAAAGCAGGCAATGGTTGATCTACATATTCTCCAGTTACATTTTTAATCTTAGTAGTAAAGTTCTTTAAGAACTTCATACCCATGTTGTAATAAGCAGCACGTCCTAAGTTGAAAGAATATATACCCAACATCTCTTGAGTACTAGTACCATCAAATTGTATAAGTAGGATGATAGGGAAACCTTCCAAAGTATGTTTGATAGTTACCTCATTATGTACTTCACTAGGAGTTATAGAATCCACAGGACGTCTAGATTCCAATTCCTACATTGGAGGTGTCTTATCGAATAGTACATCTGCATTGTCATTAATCCACTTACCAATAGAAGCATTATTAGCATGAGCACTATCTACAACGTCAGCCTTCAATGTGAATTGATTCTCAGGCATCCAACTAGCTTTTGGTTGAAATAACTCTGGTCCAATAGATTTACCTTCATCATCTGTAAGTATTTTATTGAGAGCAATCTCTAAGTTCTTACTTCTGTAACCAGTAGAAGATGTACCTTGAATCTATACAGATACATCTGTAGTAGATACAGCAGATCCACTAGTTGAATCTGGATCAAAGTAACTAAGTGTACAACCATTGTACATAGTTGAATTAGGTCCAATAGCTTCATACACAGCTTTAGTAAACCCAGAATTGGAACAGTTTATTAATACTACTGGAAGAGGTGGTTTTCTATTGACATCACCAATAAGACTATTAAAATTCAATTTAGCATATGTACCAGTAGAGTCATCCCAAAGAGTTGAAGAACTACTATTCTCTGTTATACTAAAGAAGTTCTTTAACTTTAAGTTGTTATACTCTGTAAAATCTACAGAACCTGTACTAGTTAATGTAGCTCTTACTCTAGCATTAAGTGCATTAATAACTATCTGTTTATCATTAAGAGGAGATCTAAACAAGTTCATTTCATAGAACTCTACATCGCTGAAGTTACTAGGTTTACCATTCTAGTAAGTACATCCTAGATATATCTTACTTGATGTACTCCAAGTGAAGTTATCTTTAATCTCTCTAGCTACATTCAATACACCATTAACAAATATCTTAACTTCTTTATTACTTTGGTCTACTACAAAATCAAGAGTATTTACAGTGTTTTGCTATATTTTACATGATATACTTTCCTTAATAGCTCCATCTGTGTACTTCCATATTACATCTTCTAGACTTACTATAATACCTTCTTGAAAGCTATTGTCTGATGAATAGTCTCCTATAAAGAATACAGTTCTGTCATTGTACGGATGTAAATCTGTTTTAAACGTAGTAGATATAGTAAAACCCAATCTAGACCAGTTTGCATTATCTGCTATAGAACTAGCGAATGGCTATAGGTCAACTACACCATATGCTTCTCCAGCTAATCTTAATTTACTCTAACCATTTTCATTTAAGAAACCTGATAATATACCATTAGTATCATATACATTAAGATTAGTAGTAACAGATTGTTCTTCTTGTTGACCAGGCATTATAAAGTTAGGTACAACGCTAGACCATATTTTAGCAGATGTTTCTTGAGGAAATGTAGCTTGTTTTATATTCCACTATGCGTACATAGTATTGCTTGGATTCTATGTAGGAATCAAACTTTGATCTGCAGCTATGACATTACATCTAAGAATCGTATCAGTTATAGGACTACCTTTTTCGGACCAACATCTTAAAGTAATAATATAGTCTCCCAAGTATGATTCTTCTTGTGGAATAGACCAACTAAATACTTGAGCTTTACCTCTTAACACATAACTGTTAGAGTTGAAATTACTACTATCGGCATCGAAGTTACCTATATCAGTTGTGATAGTACCTCTCTGTATTCTGATAGCATAATATATAATTGATACTCCTGCTAAGTATGGAGTAAATGAAAATGATATATTACCAGACTATGCAAACTCTGTTGGTTCTGTTCCTGCTTCTATGTCAGCTTGTGTAGTAATTCCATCTACCAATACTACTAGTGTTTGTCCATCTTCTACTACTACTTTGTTAGTAACAGTATCTGATTGGATTACCTAAGTATCTACAGAAGTAGTAGCTTGTGCAGATATAGTATATGAACTACCGGCAGTAGGAGTAGCACCATTGAATAAGTCAAAGAAGTTTACATCTAATAACTTAGGTTCTACTGAAGTAAATTTTCCTACAGAATAACTCTTAGATATACCATTAGTTGTATTAGTAACTATAAGAGAAGTTTCAGAGCCTAATACCTTGTTAGTTATTTTATAAGTAATATTGTATGGTAAACCTATAGTAGCAGTTACAGAAGTTACGGAAGATTCTAGACTAATAGATGATTCTACTACAGTAAGCAAGTAAGGGCTTACTGAGATACCTTCTGTATTCTCAGCAGTAACAACAATACTGTGACTAGCTGAACTAGAAAATTCAGCAATATTAGGAATTTCTAATGTACCCTATACTGAAGAATAACCTACTTGATTACTTATAATAGTATTACCATCCAGTGATACAGATATGTTATACTTCTCATTAGGTTTAGTAGAACTAATAAGATAATGTAGTGTTAACTTAGTAGAAGTAGAATAGAGATAATGTACGCCTTCAGTAGTAACGATACTGCCGTCAGTAAGCTTGATAGAAGCAGTAGTTCCACCACCGCCTCCTCCACCACCAATAGTACCATTTAATACGACCCAACTTAGATTTCTTTTAGTCTCTTCTACTTTATCGTCCATATCCACTAATACCTGATTAACGGATTTAAAGGTCTGACCCTCTTCTAAAAAGTGAGGGTCAGTAACCATGATACCAGAAGCATTACCTGAAGAAATTATATCCCAAGTGCCGGTAGATTCATTATACTTTTTTAAATTCATTTTGTTATAACAATTATGTCATTACCACTATTAATTTCTCCGTTTCCACCAATTGCTGCAGGAGGATTACTGCTACTAGGAATATTAACATTATATTTACCAGCAGAAGTAAATAAGTAATTAATCTTTTTAGTAATGCACTGAATATTACTAGCTGTTACTTTATAAATAGTATAGAAAGGATATCTTTGCCCAGCATTTACTTTAGCTGTAATATCTGTTTGACTAGTTTGAGTAATAGTAGCTGGAAAGAAGTAGTGATCCCAAGGAGTATAAGGGGATGGCAACTCCTTATTAGAAGTGTGTTTATAACCTGTAGCTTGATTAGTAATGTATACAGGAGCAGTTATCCTATCTACTAACTCAAATGTACATAAGTGCTTCTGAGTCTTATATGCATCATTACCAATCCATATAGATGGGAATAATTGACCTTCTAGTTGTGGATCTGAATTATCGGCAGCAAGAGTAGTAGTACCAAATGATTCTTGTAGCATCTCTGCTGTTACTTGAATAATAGGTTTCATAGTGCTAGCTGGATTCTCCTTCAATGGGAATGTAGCTGCATATGTATGTTTATGTCCACCTATAGCCAATCTAATATCATTTTCCTAACAGAATTTACTAAACCAATACTTATTATCAGCTGTAGTATTATAGTTCAAGTGACTACCAGATCTTTCAATCTTACTATTCTCTGTATTATCCCAATAGAAATTACTAATTACATTCTGAGTAATAATAGTAAATGGTAACTCGTGAGTAAACGCTATCTTCCATGTCTTATCAGAATTCTTATTAATATCGTTCTGACACCATGTTTTCATATTAGAGTATACCAAACCGTTTGTACTCAGTCCATATACATTCTTCTCAGTACCATCTGTAATTTCAGAATTGATAGCCATAAAGTGTACATTGCCATAATTGAATGAATATAGAGAATCAATGAATACTTCTTTACCCTCAATGTTGAAAATAGGAGGATTCTCTTCATCCATTTCAAAAGTATAGAAGAATGATAAGTTCTTAGGATTAATCTTTGAACTATCACCTCCATTACCTAACTGATAAATGTTGGCAGGACACAAGTCATTATTTCCAATCACTGGCATTTCCTCGAAATCCTTCATAGCTTGTCTACCTGTATAGTAGTCAATCCATTCGTTAACACGATTACCATTTTGAGTCATATCGCCAGTATTTACTGTGAACTCCATATCAGCTACATTGTCTTTGATGTATTCAGCAGATGATTTCCATATCTGATATTCATCCCATCTAAATCCCTATTGGTCTGATACTTGAACAAAGGTGAATTCATCTGATCCTTCACGTACAGTAAAATGTAATACTTCACTTTCGTAATTCTCATCTCTAACTACCTTGTAATCATATACTCCAGCACTTAGATTTTTGATTATTACTTTATGAGTAGTGAATGCTGTATCATCGGTAAACTCAGATCTAATTCTATTATAATACTTTCTAATACCAGATTCATTTTTGAATGATTCTACTTTGTTCCATTCTGATTCTCCTTGCTTCTTATACCATAAGAATTCGTCATGATACTCAGTAGATATCCAGTTAAAGCATCTAGTAGCATTAGGAGCAGTTGCTTGAATACCAAAAGTACATGTAATATAGTTCGGTTTAGTAGTATCTAGTTTGGTTTTATTATAGAATATATTTTTATGCTCATAAGTAGCCTTAGGAGTATAAGATTCTATCATAGGAATAATATCTTTAGTCAAATCTACGAAATACCAATCATTGGCATTATTTCTCTTATCCAACGATTTAGTAGCTTGACTTACTGGGTCCATACTATAATACTTAGTAAATAATCTGTTGGAATTGAGATAAGCATGTGGATTATTTTCTTTAGCATCAATAGTATCTGCATCACCGGCATTTTCTTTATTTAATCCCACTAAATCTATATATCCTTTACTTACTTTATAACTTCCTCCAACATTACTATATGGAGATGCTACACTAGAAGGAGTATCACCCCAAGTAAGATAAAACTTTGCTTTAGTATTATCAAACTTAATTAACTGTCCGTCTTTAGCATACCATTCCATATCATAACTGTTTACTTTGATACGAGTAGTATTTGCATCCATTACTGAGCATTGCGCTCCTCTAATAAGAAATGTTTCTCCTTTTTTAATTAGCCCTTCAAGGGGAAGAACTTCCCAATTAGTACCACCACTAGAGTACTATAACGATAGTCCATTTAGATTAATATCCGCATCAGTTAGATTGGATAATTCTACAAAATTATGTGAACAGTAATTATAGCTATGTTCATCTGCAGTTAGTCCTCCGCAGTATAAACTATTAATATATAATTTCTGTAAATACAAAGAAGTTACATACACCCAGCCAGTACTAGGATCTGTTTGACCTCCAGTTGGTTCTGCTTGAGGTGTATCGAGTTCTTTCATGTAAACAATAAGTTTACCGTCATTACTTACCTTAACACGATAAGTTTGTCCACTTGGAGCTACAAATCCAATATAGTCCAGTTTATCTAAATCATCTTTAGTCATGCCTTCATCTCCTGGGTCTGGGTCTTCACCTCCACCACCTCCGGATTTATTAATCCATACAAGGTTACCTTCACTTTTAATATAAAGTCTCTGGGTATCGGTACACCACAATAATTCGTTATTTAAAAATTTATCTTGATTAGCTAATAGATCAGTATACTTACCTGCTTTAATACACAAATGTTTTAAATTTGGTATCATTGTTTCAGAGTATGCAGGATATTCTGGTTCTCTAGCTGTATTAGTTCCTATATATTTTAAGTTCTACTCTTCTGTATATTCTGCAGGCTATTCTGGTTCTATGCTAGTAATAGCATCAGCAGTATTATTAGTAAAATCTCCAGAACTTAATTGATTGTTAAACGCATATTCATATTTCCTTATCTGTTGTTGAATAGCATTAACTGCCTATATCAAACTCTATAAGTCTTCATTCACATATTCAGGAATTGACTTTTCAGAGTCATCTGCCCATATGTCATTAGTATCTAAAGGCGGAGTATCAGATATAACAATGTTAGTACCTCCATCACCACTCCCGCCTTGCACTACTGACCAACCTCTACTATTATTTCTATTTTCCCAGCTGATTAATTGATAATAAGCCTATGAACTCTGTACAAACCACCTCTAACCTATAGCATCATTATTAGTGTTATCTTTACTTTCGCTAAGTATAGAATCAGAAATAGTATACAGATCACTAGTAGTAAAAACCTATTTATGCCCAGAAACCTATGTCGCATTAACTGCTCCATAGGCCTTAGGGTTATTACTACCAATCTTCGACGGGAATGTGATTATACTCTCTGTCATTTAAAGTTTAGTTTAGCATTAGTAAACGCTCCTGGATTAGCAGAAGTATATACTCTCATTGTTAATTTAAGTCCTGTATCAGTTGTGAATGATTCTTCACTATAGTTAAATGCTTGTGTAACATTATAAGCATCATTCTAAGTAATAGTAGTTAGCTTAGGAAAATTACTAGGATATTTGTACACAAAATATTCACTGTCACTAGTAGTTATGTTGGATATAGTTATGTTGTTAGAAGAAACTAATTGTTTATTCATATTACCTTCTACTCCATAATAAACAGGATATAGGAATGTAATTTTGCTATTTACTGTTTCTTCGTCATCTCCAGTAGCCGGTACTAACTGCCCATCTACTATTTCATAACCAGTTTTAGGAGCTTTAAGTGTTACATAGTAATTAGTATTAGATAATGTTTCCATCTCTACTGTAGGAGATTGTATTCCATCTTCTGTTAATTCAATAAACACATTACTTTCCATAGTTTCAGGATCTTTATAATTTTTCTTTGATTGCCACATATAGTTACCACTCCATTTATAGGTGTCCCCTATTTCAGTATTAATGTTTAATGAATTACTAGTATTACCGGTTCTTTTATTAGTCCACAATACTGTCATAATTGGTTTAACTAGAGGAGTGTTTGTTTCCATTTCTCCTCCACCTCCGCCTGTAACTTCACTCCATTTAGCATTTTGTCTAGCATACTATTTACCATCAATCGGAGCTTCTTCTATACCTCCTCCTAATTGGAATAGGTTGTATATTACTCTACCGTGTAAACATTCAGGTTCTGTATAAGGAGTGAACAGATTACATATAGTAGTAAATCCTAGTGGAATGTCTGTCCCTATCTGTCTTGCACAATGACAGATCATATCTTTTAGCATCTATCTATCTTGAACTAAATCTACTTTGTTAAGTAAAGATTCTAGTTCGGTAATACATATAGATGCTAAAACGTCTCTGTAATTTATTTTAACAGAGTATCTTAGCTATTTATCTACTATGTTTTTCATTAGAGTTGTATCATATTGTAATTAACCTTTCCTACTGTCCAAGTTACATTAGTAGTTATTCTGTTTTGCCCTGGCTGTATAAGAGCTATTTCGTTTACATAACCTTCATTAGATAATCCATCAAAATCTACAGGAGTAGCATCTGGCACTCTCACTCTTCTCAGTGTAACAGAACTATATTTATCTGGTAATATTACTCCATAATATAAACTATTAAGATAACTAAATGCTCTGAAACAACCTGAAAAATAGTTTGTTATTAAAAGTGGAGTATCCGATACATTAGTAATAGTGTATGAAGACCATTCTTTTTCAGGATTACCTGAATTATATATCCAACCACTACCAACACTTACGTGCTAATGGGTATTTTTCCCCATAAGATTATCTACACTTCTATTAACACTTATAATACCTCCGCCATATTCTAAGAAGTAATAATCAGAATTAGTAACCAATTTAGCCTATTCTTTATATGAACCTTTTACATAAGCATTACTAGCTACTATTTTTCCAGTAAGTCCGTCTATGTATAGATTAGGCTAAAAGTTTCCTGAATCAGGTCTGTCTGGATTGAAGTTTTCATAGTCACTAGAACTATTACCACTTCCATCTTTACCTTGTTGACTAAACATGTAATTTCCGTTGAACACAAACTTACCTAATGTACCGTTATCTGCAATCAATAACTTAGCGTATACAGCTTCAAACTTTTCCATTGGTATCCATGTAGCATGTTCGCCGTATTGTTCATAGTCATCTGCAGGAGTTTTACCATCATTCTATGAACCAGTCCAACTAGTGGTTACGTTCATAACATAATATGTTTCTCCATATAATACGTATGGTGCTTTAGTATCAGTAGCTGTATAAGTTACTGTAGCATCATATATACCAGCAGGATATACAATTCTACCATCTCTACCGTCTTTTCCATTGGCACCATTAGTACCATCTGCTCCTCTAAATAGACTCCAAGTATAGACCATTGCATCTGTACTTTCAGATGCTGTATCTTTATTTACTGCTATACCAATATACTTAGTATTCTAATTAGGTATATCATATATAGTACTAGATGAAGAAGAAGGCATAGTGTCTGCGTACTTAATCCAAGTATATAACGTTTTACCGTCTTCTCCAGCAGGACCAGCGACTCCATCTTTACCAGTTATCTTTGACCATGTATAATCACTAGGATTATTGCTTTCTGATGCAGTGGTTTTATTGTAAGCCAGTCCAATATAACTCTTGCCATCTGGACTATTACTTATACCAGTACCATTAGCGTCTTCAGCATATCTAATCCATGTGTAAAGAGTTATACCATCAGCTCCTGGATCTCCAGGTACTCCCTAAGGTCCTTCATTACCTTGGTCACCTTTATCTCCTTTATCACCTTTGTTCTTCTACCATTTATATACTAATGGATCTTGTGAATCTGCGACTGTATGATCAGAATAAGTTCCTATATATGCTTTACCTACTGTAGAACCTGTAGTTGTAAAACCATATACCTAAGTAACTGCTCCAGAACTATCAGTAACTACTCCGTCAGCAAATGCTATATGTACATAAGCAGAATCACCGGCTGGACCTTTAATACCACCTATATTATTCCATCTTAATCCATCCCATACATATAAATCTCCATTTACTACGTAGGCATCTCCAGGTTGAGCTGATTCTGGCAATTGATCTTCTGATGCTACTTCTCCTTTTATATTAACAGATGTACCATCATTCCCATCCTTACCTGGTTCTCCTTTCTCTCCCCATTTTGCCCATAAAGCAGGATTACTGAATTCACTCCAAATTCCTTCTTTGTACTTTCTAACACATACCCACTCATACATGTTATTCTCATTTACACCAGTAGGATCATCAGTCCATCCTTCAGGTACAAAGTCATCTTCTTGACTTACTTCTGTAGGTCTATCCGGAGATAAGTTAGTAGTAGTTCTTTTGTATATATATTCTACTCCATCTCCATCTTTACCGTTAGCTCCCCATTTAGACCATACTGTTGGACCATTCCAATCAGACCATAAATCATCAGTTTTAGTTCTGACGCACATCCATTCATACTGATTAGATTCACTTACACCAGTAGGATGATCTGTCCAACCATCTGGCACACTACCATCTTCATTTACACTACTAGGCTTATCAGAACTATTTGGTACTCTATTAGATACCTTATAAATGAATTCTATTGATTTGCCATCCTATCCATCTTTACCGTTTTCACCAGTTATCCTAACTGGCGTAGACCATTCCCCTTGAATAGTTCCAGCAGTCTAAAATACTGCCCATGACATCCAGATGGTACCAACCATGTTTTGATCTGTTGTATACCAGCCTGTTGGAGGAGTAAATACATTAGTATCTGAATTCCAACTACCACCCACGGGTTTGCTTGGTGTAGTTTCACTAGACTTAAAGACGAATGCAGTAAGATTAGATGAAACATTTGTCCCATCTTGACCATCTTTTCCAGGATCCCCTTTCTCACCCTTGAATTCACGCCACTTACCTGTAGACTAATCAATAGCGTTGCTAGCATTAAATTTGTAGTGTTTATCTGTTGATATACAATAAGATATATGCCCTTCATCAATGTCCTCATCACGAACATTCTTCATTTCTTCTAGGGTATCGAATTGATCTCTGGCGAAATTAGGTAGTTTACTTCTATGTTCAAAGTTATCTATAATTTGTATCATATATCTTTTAATTAAAGATTATTTTGTAATTTGTTACTGTAGATGGCGTTTTGAGAACATATACATAATACATCTCGTCATTAATTGCTATCTCAGTATAAACATAAGAACCGTTCAAATTCTGATTACTCATATCTCTGATATCAGTTAGCATACCAAATGCTTTTGGATATGCATAACAGTTCTTCTAAGCATTCTGTGTAAATGTAGGAGTAGCGTAAGTCTTAGTATTCTTTATAATATCACCACTACTAAGTTCTTTCACTAGTTCTTCTGTAGGTACAAAGTTACTAGGAACTACTCCAAAGTATGATGGATTAACAAATCTTGCTGTAACTGTACCAGTATACTCGATTCCATCTTTAGTGGCTTTGATCACATAATCAGTATCTACACCTACATCTAGGTATGTCTTACTAGTCTATGAAGGAGCTACAGACTCTCCATTAATAGTTAATGTATCAGGTGTAGCAGTCGTAGTACCTTGTACAAATGACCATCTAACAGTAACTGAAGAAGTAGTGCCTTTCTTATATACTCCACCTCCACTAACTGTAAATTTATATGGGAACATAGCTTCTTCCAATCTCTTTACTCTTTCTTCTAAATCACTAAGGTCTCCTCCACTTCCTGTACCTGATTCCTACCAAGTACCATCAAATGTAGCATCTCCTTTATTACTTATAGTACCATATGCCATAGTATCTGTACCTACTACAGTACCTGCATTTAAAGTACCACCTTTGAAGTATATTGCACACCCTTCTGGTATAGTAATAGTACTACTACCTAAGTAGAAATCATACTCTACTACATATAAAGTATTAGCCTGACTGAAGTCTTCCTATGTGATTATATTGTCTTTTCTCTTGCGTAGTATAACATAACCCATACCACTATTCTGTGTAGGGTTATACTCTTTATTTGCAAATTTAATACGTAGATTCTCATCTACCATTAAATCCTCATTATCAGCTGTAATTATGCTTAATGGTTGCCAATAGGTCTTATTGTCAATACTAATGTTAGCTGGTACATCTTTAATGGATATGAAAGATCTATATGCAGAGTCATATACTAAGCATAGTCTATCATATGTTCTAGCACTATCGTGTAGACCATCTGTTGTTAAGGTTACTTTACCAAGTAATTTTGTGTATTCCATTGTAAAACAGTTTAGTATCAGGTTTATTGAAATCCGTAACCTCTTTATCATGGAACGTAATCTATTGATCAGCTGGGTCCACTTCTACTTCAGGATATTTAACATAGTCAGATATTATTACTAAATTACCTTTGTAATCTACAGTTACATAGAAGAATTGATTAAGAGGTTGGATGCAGTTTTTATTACAGGGAACACATCCCGTTAAAGCACACTTTACATTCCTAGCATCCATTATTATCACATTTTTTATTAACATTAACGCCCATTAAGCGCACCAAATCTAAATAATATTGCATAGCTTCTTTATTATGAGAAGTAGCAATAGCCTATTCTAAAAGCTGTCTTTTAAAGACTAATATCATTACCTTCTGCATTTGCTTATCATCTAAGCAAGTATTACAATAACTATGTAACATCTTTATCTCTGCTTCATATAACGTATTAGGATCGTAGATTATGCCATCTATGTAATCGTTAACATAATTCTCTGTAGTGCAGTATAATTTGATATACTTCATATTAGAATCAAAGCTACTAATTATATCAGAAGTAATAGATACCTCATAAGCATATACAGTAGTAACTAGCTCTGGTTCACCTTCTCTAACAATTGGAGTTACAGATATGGCACTATTCGTAGAATCAAATACATAATCTTGCAGCTTAGGATCATCACTATACAGGTTCTTAATATTACTGCATTCATTTATGTATACTATTACTTGTGAACTATTGGTAATGGATACATCTGCTATAATATTAAACTTTAGTATGTTATCCTTTATATTTGCATCAACTATTTTATTCATATTATAAAAATAAAAAAAGTGGAGTGGGAAGGAATAATCCAACCCGCCCCACTTAGTTATTACAGTAATTTATTATTAGGCTGCTTTACCTGCGATAAATGCTTCAATACCTTTAGCAACGATAGAGGTAGCGAAACCACTTGAATGCTTAACATACAGTTCAGTAGTAAGCGGAGTAGTTTTGATATATTGGTTATCGTTACTCAGATACAAATTATCGTTTTCGATAGTAATATAGTCGTAAGTTGCACCTTCTTCTACCATTCTAGCCTGCTCTACTTCAGGATAAGCTCCAGTAAATACATGACCTTGGTAGCCCATGAAACGTACTTCAGCATCACGTACTTGTTTCCAGTAACCTTTACCAGGATTACCAGGAGTCTTAACGATAGTAGCACCAGGGATTGCAGTAGGCTGATTAGCCAGCAATGCACCAGGAACAGTAGTATACAAGGTAGCTTCCATGCTAACTACAGAGTATTCACTCAATGAGTAAACTCCTTCATTATCGTCTTTTTCCATAGCTGTCAAAGTAATAACAGCAGCAGAAGCCTGAGCTTGGATTCTACGATTTTTGTGTTTGTTAATCTTCTTAACAATAGCAGCTGCCAAAGCTTCAGCATCAGCAGAATCAGCATATACTTCATAAGTATGTGTGAACTGACCTGGAGCTTCATAGATATCTTTGTAAACCATTCTCAGAACATATCTATGACCAGCAACGATAGTAGCGTCAGTCAAAGTAATAACAATTTTGTCCTGAACAGGTGCTACATATTCACCAATAACTGCACTCGGTTTAGAAGCTTTTTGAATTTCATTACCGAATTTAATATTAGCTTTCTGAGCAACTGTACCATTTGGCATAGTTACATTAATCTTATTTTGAGCAACTCCTACGTAAAGAGAAGTAGCATTAACTGCATCAGCAGCAGTCTTAATGATAGCTCTATTCTGGTCGAACAAAGCAACGTCGCCTGCACTCAAAGCATCAGCAGTTGTATATGATGCTGGCAGATTTTTACCGATTAGAATATAATCTACGTGTTGTAACATTGTATTAAATTATTTTAGTTTAACGATGCGCGCTCATATCAACTTTATTCATCTTCTACTTTCCTTATTTCAGATTTCCACGTCGATGAACGCTTTTTTATTCGTCAGATTTATCTGACTATTTAGTTGAAGCCGCTTCTGACAGATATAGTCTAACTGCCGCATCAACAATTTCTTGGTGAGTTACTTCTGGTAACTCTGTATATTCTTTTACCAAATCCTTACCTAAATCTTTTGCATTTCTTAAGTAAGTAAGTATATACTTAGTAATACCGTAATTTCCATCAGTAATCAATACTATTTTGTTCTCCGTATATAGGCGAACAGGTCTGGCTTGATTGTGGTGGAGGTGGTATTCTGACAAACTATTTTCTAGAATTCTGTCTACTGTTTCTATGGTAGCTTCTAATACGTCCCTGGTTCTAACTACTAACAATGGGCAAGCATTAGAATAAATATCAATAAATGTTTCTTCACCTAGTGCAAACAAATAGTTATTTGGATAGCTAGTTGACCATCTATTATCCTCTACCATAAAGTCAGATTTAGTATAGATAGTCTTATCTACCAATGTACGTAATTTATCAGTTATCTCTTGATTCTGCTGAAATACTCTATACAACTATTTCACATACTCATCTTTAGCACGATTTATATATGAAAAGATAGTATCTGAATTAAGTTTAGTAGTAGTATTATACCCAGGTATTAAAGTCTACAACTATCTTTCAAACTGTATTTGAAAATCTCTCTCACGCATAATTATTCAGATAATTGGTTTAACTATAACTTTCCAGCAGTTCTTTGTGATTCTATATTCTCTAATGCCAGTACTACAGCTCTGTTTATTACTTCAGTCATTACATCATTAGGTAAATCTAGCTCTTCGTCTGGCTTAGTATAATCAAAAGGAGTAGGCTTCTTTATATAAGTAATATCAACAGCATATTTATTATCTGTAGGTCTATATAACTCATCTTCCATCAATATAGGATCAACATATATTAACAGTTGATTATCCTCTATTGCAGATACTGGGTATTCTACCCATGGAGTATTATTATATGTCTACTTAAATAATCCAGCTGTATTATGATCTACTAGTAAACAGTTAGTAGGATAATTACCATACTTCAGCATTACACTCCATATAGTAAGTCTTTCTCCGTCCTTATGCACATTATCTAATACGAATTCATTAAATTCGCGTCTATTAGCAGTTACATTCTTATCTGTACGTACTAATGCATCTAGTTCTGATATTCTCTATTGAGAACCTTCAAATCCTACTTTAAGTACATTGTTACCACTAATCTTATTACTTATGATCTCATCCTATCCTTGGTTAAGAAATAAGTCTATTTCCTATGGTAAAAATGCGGGAGCACCACCGAAGGCAACCCCCTAAGCATTCTTATCAAGGATAACTTTAAACTAAATATGTGCAGTACGATTATTCATTATTTAGACTTAATTTCATTAAGAATTGCCATCTTAATATCATTATTCTTTTTATCTTTCAAATAAGCAACTACATCATCAAGACCATTACCAATCAAGTCTGTTCCAAAATAATAGTTAGCTCTATTCTTTCTAATAATGTTTTTAGAGATAGCTTCTTCGATTACGAAGTGAATTTCTTTATTAGGGTTTTCAACCCATTTCATCATAAAGTTCTTAGGTGAGTTTTCGATCTGTTCAGTCATCTTAGCTTCAATAAGCTCATTAGACATAGTATCAGATTTAATACCATACAGTCTCAAACACTTACGCATATCTTCAATAGACATCTTATCCATCTCTCTATATGCATCACGTTTAACTTTATTGATCTTGTTAGCTTCTTCAGCTTCACTATCCTTATTAATCATTACATAGTCACTAGACGGTTTAATGTTATTAAGACCATTAGCTACTCTTTTATGACTTTTAAGGAACAAATATTGCAGTTCATCGTAAGGATTTTCTGTGTGCAAGATCAAATCTTTTTTACCAATCTGACATGCGAATGTCTTCCAATAATTACTATTTGGAGAGAGTTCTCCTTCCTGATAACCAATTTCTTTTTCTAGACGTCTTGCTTGTTCTTCAGTAAGACCTGTATAACGATTACCTGATCTTGTCCAATAAGATCCAACATAATCAAAACATGTGGGCCATTTAGTAATCCCGGTCCAAGGATTTGTTTTAATGATTCTAACGATTACTTCCATAATATCAAATATTAGATTATCTAGTTAGGTGGGGCCCGAAGGCCCCTTTATTTTGGATTCCAGAGTGTAAATTACTCTGCTTCCATGATAAGTTCACCACAAGCTCTTGGGTCTCTCAACATGATACCCATTTCGCCCAGGAAGTAAACGGTATAACCGTCCTTACCATTAGATCTCAGAGTATTGATTGATTTACCATAACCTGACGGAAGAACAGCACCACCAGTAGTCCAAGTAACGAATTCACGATCTTTACGAACTACTTTTACGATGTTAGCTTCACCATCACGTCTACCAAGATCAAGGAATGTCATACGATATGATTCCAACGGTTTCTTAGTAACCGGATGCAGTTTACGGTTGTACATCAGATCATCATACAATGGGAAGTATTTCAATGTGAGTTCAATGCCATTAGTCATCTTGAATGTTTTGAACTAACCACCAAAAGTAAGGTTATCACCAGAACCTGTTACAAATACTGTATCAATCAAGTTCATGTTAACAACTTTTTCTTTCAGGATTCTGTCGAATTCTCTCATACCCATTTCACCAGTCAAGGCAACAAACTTACGTTCGTTAGTACCAAGTACATTGTAAGACAGGTCGAACAAGAAATTTTCCAACAGTTCTGCAGTCAATTCAGTGTAATAACGTCTGTTAGACGGAGCAATCTGTTCCAGCAAACCAGCACCGATAAATACCGGACGACCGTTAGTACCTTTCAAGTTACAAGAACCATCTTTGTTTACATTATTTTTCATGTAAACCAACATTCTTTCACATCTCTTATACCATTCTCTCATGGCTTTCCATTCCTGATAATCTGCCCACAGATAAGATTTCTTACCTGTTTTCGGATCCTGCAATGCAATTGCCATTACAGTAGAATAAGCTGAACCAGTAATATCATAGTTAATACGAATTGTCGTCAGATAATTACGCATTTTAAAATGAGTACTATAGTTCAGGATATCACCTTCTTCGCTGTATTCTTCTACAGCAGAAGCAAGACGAGATACTTGACAACCCGGAGTCAACAGATCTGCAGGAATATAAGATGACGGCTGACCATCAGCTACGAAACAAGTGTATACCCAAAGATTACCATCTTGGTAAGGAGCACCTGCTACACGTACTTGGTATTCTTTATCATCAAATTCCAAGATTGCAGTAGGACCGAACCAGTTATCTTCAAGCCACAATTGGATAGGAGTATTTCCCAGACCCGGTGTAGAATCTGAAGTAATAGCTGCACCATTCCATCTTGCATCTCTAATAGTTACTGCTCTGTCAGCATCAATCATTACGTTCCATTCCCAGCTCGGTTGGTCAATAGTCATTACATTACCAAGACCACCTGTCAACATATCCAGGGAAGTGTTGTAACCGCTATCCTTAGTTCCAAATACATAAGACAATACGGTAGCAACCTGATACGGGTTCTATTGCGAAGCTGCACTGATTTTGGCAGTGTCAATCAAGTCTGAAAACCATTTACCTTTGTATAAAACTAAGTTATTTAGAATATTATTATCCATAAAATACTAGTAATTTTAATTTATTTAGTTTATTATTAATTTGTACGCAACTGTTGCGCAAAAGACTTCCACATATCTGTAGTGCTAGTGTTGTCCGTTTTCTTTGTTCTCCTACTTACACCAGTCTTATTCAGACTACTCTTAAACTTATTGATAGCAGTATTAGAACCTTCATTCTTAGCTGCTTTCAGTAAAGTATCACCTTTCATAGTGAAGTAAGCGGATTCAAGCAAATTCTTTACGCTCTTAGACCAGTCTTTCTAATACTGTGTCTTACCCTCGGCGTCAGGCTTAAAGATATATTCTAACAATGCTTTCTTGTCTTTTTCTGGTATCTTAATACCACGAATATCATCCATGCCTTTTATTTCGTTGACAACGCTATTAAAGTATTCCTGTTGACGCTTTGCAGCAGCCTTAGCTTGGTTTTCTTGGTCTTTCAATAGCTGTTGTTTCTTTTGCTCTTTGATCTCTTTGAGGGCTTCTAAAGCATCTTCAGCCTCATCTTCAAGCAAACCAGCGTCTTCATATTTGGACAATTTCTTTTCAATCTGTTTAGCATTAAATCCTTTTTCTTTCAAGAATTCTTTTACTACAAGTTTCTGGTTTACTTCATCGTCCTCAATACTAATCTCTTCAAGATCTAATTCTCCGTCAATCTCAAAGTAATCTCTCAGATTGCCACCATTCTTAACAAAGTTGTCCAATGCTTCTACTTCCTCACTGGCATACTGAGGTACTGAGTTTTCTTCGATTACTGACTGAAAATAGTCAACAAGCTCTTCAGGAGTAGAAGGAACTTCATCTTCTTCATCTAGTTCCCAGCCCATTTTCTCTGCCATTACTCCGAAGAATGCGCTCACTGCATTAGTGTCATCATCAGTTTCTTCAGTTTCTGTACTTCCCTCGTCTTCTCCAGTTGAATTATCATCTTTTTCAACTTCTTTATCCTTCCCGGTCTTCTTTTTAGCAGGCGTGTCCTCCTTTTCATCCTCTTTAGTCGAATTATCATCTTCTTTGTCTTTTTTAGGATTACGTAATGCTTCAAGTTCCTCGTCAGTCAATTCTTCTCCAGCAGCATCTATATCCGGATTAATAACTTCTTCTTCCTGTTCAGTCTGCTGTGTTTCTTTTTTTGGTACATTAGCTCCTGGCAGGAAGTCTTCAAATACTTCAAAACCGTTTAATGTAATTTCTTCCATAATTATATATAATTAGATTTATTTTTTCTTTCTTCCTTTATGTTTCCACTTCTTAGCATTCTAAGCAAAGATAGCTCTCTTTCTAGTTAGTGGATTCTTACTATGTGTAAGTTCTTCAGTACTTTTACCAGTACGTTTCTTTAAGGCATTAAACTTACCTCTATTTTCTTTCTTGATATGTATCCCTCCGTCTTTATACTTCGGAATCGGATATTCCGGCATTATTAGTGCCATGTCTATCTAATTGATCATCTAGTATGTCCTCCAAATTTATATAATTTAATATTAATATATTCAGTATTTCTAATAAATCTTCTCTATTAAAATGTACTGAATCTTTTAATAATTTTACCTCTTCTTCTGATAAATCTGGAGAAAATTTTGGATGTCTATTAGGATTAAATAGAGGTTTATTAAGCTGTTCTGTAGATTCTTCAGTACATACTTCTAATCTAAATTTATTTAGATATTCATTCTATTTAATTAGAGCAAAAGCATATCTGAAGAAATTAGTTGGCAAACATGAGTAGTTATTCATCACGCTATAGTATTATCGTTAGTGTTATTTACTATAGGAATCATCTGAAAGTCCTTGTTGAATAACTTAGGACTCCTATATAGATTAAAGATAGCCTTGATGTTATTGAAACTCTCTTTAGGAGCATCAATTATCTCTTTCTTCAAATTCTTATAGCTACCTGTATAGTTTCCTCTATTCAGTTTACCTTTCTGGTCCAAGTAATTTCTAAACTGATTCATATAACTTTTAATTTCAGTACCCTATAATATGTTATCATACATATCTCTAGTCATATTAGGATACATAGTCTTCGCCTGATTAAATGGAATAAACTTGCTCTTGTCTCCAAGTTTTCTTAAGAACTCATTATTCATGCCAGTTGCACCATCTACCAAGTGACCCATTTCATGAAGTACCACACTATTAGGAATATCTTCTGGAGTTTTGATCATGTCTCTATTGAAATACATTGTATTTCCTTCTGAAGGAGTAACTTGCGCTCCAATAGTAGGTCTTTCCATCTTCTTGTACTTCGGTTTTGGAAGTTGGAAATACTCATCAATATCAACATATTTCTCTAACATACTATCATATACCTTCAAATAATCTGTACCATATTGATGATCCACAGCCTTTGCTCTTTCTCTAGCATACGGTTCTTGCATCAGATCATATGTTCTGTTACGCTGATCATTTATCTCTTCAACTAGACTTAATGGCATGTCTGAATAACTTTTCTGCTCATGTAGAGCCTTATCTATAACATTCTATTTATAGTTAGGGTCCACTTTAGGAATATAAGTACTCTTAGGTTTACTGATTTTCTTAGAAGATCTAACAGCAACTCCTCCAAAACTAGGCACAAAAGGGACTAGACCCAAAGCTGCTAATCCTGCATTTCCCCAGTCTTTATTCTTTAAAGCCTTATAAGTATCATACGCAGATATAGCATCACCTACAGGTGTTGCATTTGCAGCATCTTCAATATCTCCTACTGGCTTTAATCCTCTGACGAATGGTTTCCCAGTGAATCTATCAATCTCATCACTACTATTGTCATAATAATCAGCCAACTGATCTTCAGTATACTTACGCCCATATCTATCCTTGTATAGTTTACCTTTATATGGTTGAGGCTCTTCAGGAATTATAGGCTTATTACTAGGAGGTACTTCCCCACCATCAACAAATTTGTTTCCAGTGTATTCAGAGAATTTTTTTAAATCACTATTATTTCCTAGTATATGTATTTGTTCTGGATCAAATACTACAGCTTCTCCTTTTTCTCCATTCCATAATACAGAATCGTTATTCTTTAATTTTCCATATCTTACTCTATCTGTTATACTGCGTGGATTTACGTAATCTTTATCAAAGTATGATCTAATATCCACTCCAATGAAATCATTTGTTTTATATGGATTCTAAGAATTTAATTTTACTTTATATACGTTCCTATTACTTTTAGGATACGATCTAGAATAGTTTTCTGCAGATAATTTGTCTTTAGTAAAATAAATTCCATGATCTTTTGTACCAGAATGTACTCCTTTATTTAATATAAAGTCTTTATCCTTTGGAGTATGAAATTTAGATATGCCTTTTTTACCGCCATGATAGAAAATTCCATTAAATTTACTGTCTGGAAATACGTCATCTACATACTTACTATACTGAAATGTAGTACCTACTTGACCTAGTTCTGGGTAATTTTTTAATACTTCTAATTTGTCACTTTTGTTTAATGCCTTATTGAAAGCGTCACTAACACTAAGTTCTTTATATGCAGATGTCCCAACGTTTTTAACAGTATTTATTGCTCCTCTTATTCCAGTTATTATATCAAATTCAGGATATACCTCAGTTAAATTACCTCTAGCTATCTTTTTACCATAATGATCCATACCGTGAGATCTTCTCCACAGATCTTTTTCGTATTCTGTAAGATCACTGAAATTTTTACCAGTTGCTGTATCTTTAGCTTCAATAATACTAGGTATGAAAGGTTTATTTACTGGATGATCTGTAGTTTCATCTGTAGATGATGGTGGTATTTCTCTTCCATCTGCATACTACTTAAAGTCAAGGTAAGTCTTACCGGGATTCTACTCCCGGTACTACTTCAACTATTGCATCCTATTTCTAAATGCTTGTCTGTCCATAACCTTATTTCTTTACAGGTTTCTTTCCGCCTTTCTTGCATCCCATAATTAATCCTCCTTATAACTTTTAATTTTACAATATTTCAACCAAGAATAATGTTTCCTAGTCTCAGGGTAAGTGTAGTTATCATCATTATTGTGAGCTTCCTCTTCAAAGCTAACATCGTGATATACTACATTTTGCTTGTCAAAGAATCTAAGTAGTCTAATAATACAGTACTCTATTCCATACCATAAGTAAAACGGCAACCACAGCATCTCTTGCATCTACTTCAAATGAATCTTCTCGTGATTATATTCTTTAGCATTTATTTTAGATGCATCTCTAGTAAATATTAAGCCAAATAGATTTATATATTTATAACCCTTAAAAGGTATCCATTTATTCTGTATTACTCTCATATTATTTCTCTCCCGCTACTTTATTCTTTAATGCTGTTCTAGCTTTAATTCTTTCTCTTTCAAGAGCCGCATCATCTTTTTGTTTTTGGATATCTTTTTGAGCTTGCAATTTCTGTTTTTCAAGTTCAATCTTCTTATCCTCTATCTCCTTCTTCAATTGTTGTTCACGCATTTTAGCATTGAACTCAAACTGTTTAGAAGCTTCTTCTGATGCTTGCTTTCTCTCTTCAAGTGCTTGTGCTGCTATTTCCATAGTATCTGGAATACCATTATCATTCTGATCTTGATCTTCCAAACCTCTATAAGCATTAAGTTGAGCTACTGTAATCTTAGTTGCATTATTCTGATCAATCTCATATTTCTTAAGATCCATTTCTGCTTCTTTGATCATTAACTCTTCTTCCTTAACCTCATTCTGCATTTGTAACATCTACTGTTCACGTTCAGCTTGTGCTTGTTCCATAGCTTGCTGTTGTTCCATACGTTTCTGTTCAATTTCCTCTAATCTATTTTTGATCATAGTAACATTGTCCAGAGTAATGATTTCAGCAATATCTAATAGACTAGCGCCATTCTGCATGGCAGGTTGCATAAGATTCTTAAGGGCTTCTATCTGTTGTTGATTCTTAGTAGTATCTTCTACAAATATATCAAAATCTTCATAGAACATATCATCATTAAGAGTCATAAATGCTCTAGTAGCATCATCAAATACATACTGTAAACTCGTTTTACTATCCTTCCAAGCATACTTAGCTGTATTTAATAGCATGATCAAACACTCTCTCTTTACTTGGTTATGAACCCAAAACCACGGCTCTGTAATATGAGCTGATTGTACTACAGATCTTTCTACATTACCTACTAATTCATTAGATGAAATAGAACCTTCACGTTGTTTAGATACACCAGTTATCTCTGACAACATGGCTTCTATCTTATCCATCAATGCTATATACTGATCAATAGTATTAGCCATAGTAAGATCTAATGCTGTGATCTGATTGAACTATGACGGTTTACCACCTTCTCTACCTGGTATATCCCAACCTTCTTCATATGGGTTGATGAAGTTAACTCCAAGTGCAGATAAGTAATGCATCCACTTAGCTACGTCTATATTCATAGACTTAGGAATCTAAGTAATATCCATATTTACTACTTTACCCTTATCTCTTGACATAGCAAGTTCTAGACGATACCAAAGTACAATATACATGTACTGTAATGGTTTCATCATACTTACTAATGATCTAGGTCTACTATTGGTATTATTGTATATTACTCCAGTATATGGCAATCTTTGCGCATTAGGATTATCAGCAGATACGTGTTGGTACTCAATAGGACCCATACCAAAGTAAAGGTCATCTCCAGCTCTATATCCTTCCCATGTCTCAATGATCCATTTCCATTCTACACTTATTTCAGTACCTGTCTCATTGTATGATTCATCTACGATATATTCTACTGGTTCTCCTGTTTCAGGGTCTGCAATAGTAACAAATGCTATCTTTCTAAATGACTACCAACAACAATGCCATACACTAATTGCATTAGTACTATCAAACGGGTTAGATGTAAACCCATTAATACTATGAGTCTTTATATGTGGATAGTCTAGCGATGTCTTTCTTACTTCAGGATTGAACCCTCCTTTAGACGTATCATCCATCATGTCTAGGAGCTGATTTAGCTGCTTCTCAGACAGTTTATCATAATACCTGTCATATATATCAGTAGCAGATAATTTCATCTCATATACGCACCATTGAGCGTCGTGGATATACTCTAAGTCTGAAGTATCTGTATCGTAATCAAAGTAAATAGGATTAATGCGCTCTAGGCAGGGATTACCATTCTGTATACCTACGTAATAGATCTCCTCCCCGCCTATTAGTGCATCCTTCCAGCCTTTATAGAACTCATGTGTAATATTAAGTTTATTCTTTAAATAATTCAAACTATGGTATGCAGTTATCTCTGCTATATCCTTATAGTCTTTACTCATGTATTTCTGTATCTATTCAGGAGGCATAATCTCACCAGACTGCAATGCTTGCTGATATCTAGCTTGTTCTTCTGGACCTAGCTTACTCATGATAGTAGCTTGTATGTACTGAATAAGGAGTTCTTTAGCCTTATCCTACATCTCACTAGTAGCTATCTCACTAGTACGTACTACTTTGAAGTTAAACGGTCTTTTTGTTTCTTCTC